AAAGCAGGTATTGTTTCTGGATTATCGTCGGAAGATAGAAATATTATTGGTGTTTATCCTATGAAGGGGAAAATTCTGAATGTTCGTGGAGAGAATACCAAAAAAATATCAGAGAACAAAGAAATTGCGGAAATCAAGAAGATTCTCGGTTTGGAATCCGGACGCAAATACAAAAACATGGAAGACGTTCATAAAAATCTGAGATATGGCAAAATCCTCTTTATGACAGATCAGGATGATGATGGGTCTCATATTAAAGGATTGGGCATTAATATGTTTGAATGTGAATGGGGTTCGCTTTTGGAAATTCCTGGTTTTATCGGTTTCATGAATACACCGATTTTGAAAGCACGTAAAGGAAATCAAGAATTGGTATTTTACAACAATGGAGAATATGAGAGTTGGAAACAGGACCAACAAGCCCAGCAAACTGGAAGCCTAGATGGGTGGAAGATCAAATATTATAAAGGGTTGGGTACAAGTACAGGAAAAGAATTCCGTGAATATTTCGAGAAGAAGAAAATCGTTGGTTTCGAATATTCAGAGACTACGAGTTCAAATACAATTGATATGGTGTTTAATAAAAAGCGTTCGGATGATCGTAAAGAATGGTTGGAAAATTATGATCGCACGAGTTATTTGGACACGAGTAAATCACAAGTATCGTATGATGATTTTATCAACAAAGAGTTGATTCACTTTTCAAAATATGATTGTGATCGTAGCATTCCGAATTTAATGGATGGTTTAAAAATCAGTTTAAGAAAAATATTATACTCGGCGTTTAAGAAGAAACTGACAACAGAAATAAAAGTAGCACAGTTTTCCGGTTATGTTTCAGAACATTCAGGATATCATCATGGTGAGGCCAGTTTAAATACAGCAATTGTCGGTATGGCGCAAAATTATGTCGGATCCAACAACATAAACCTACTAGTTCCTAGTGGTCAATTTGGAACGCGTTTGCAAGGTGGTAAAGACAGTGCATCGGAAAGATATATATTCACTTACTTGAATACAATTACTCGCATGATTTATCGTGAAAATGACGATGCAATTTTGAAATACCTAGATGATGACGGTCTTCTAGTAGAACCCATATTTTATGCACCCATCATTCCAATGATTTTAGTGAATGGAACAAAGGGTATTGGTACAGGTTTTAGTACAGACATCATGTGTTATAATCCGCGTGAGATTATTCAATATTTAAAGAACAAACTCACCAAACTATCTGACACTACTACCCCAACCGCAGGTCCAGTTCCACAAGATTTCGTTCCATATTATGAAGGATTCAAAGGAACCATTATGAAAATCCAAGGTGACGGAACAGCAACACCCAACAACACAACAAGTCCCAAGTTTTTGATAAAGGGTAAATATGAAGTGGTAGGTCCAGATAAAATTCGTATTACAGAATTACCAATAGGAACATGGACCGATGATTATAAAGAGTTTTTAGAATCATTGATAGATAGCGTTGATAAATCGGGCAAAAAAATAACGCCTCTTATTAAAGATTATGATGACATGAGTAAAGATACAAGTGTAGAGTTTATTGTAACATTATCAAAAGGAAAACTCGCAGAATTGGAATCTACCAAACATGATCATGGGTGCAACGGTATCGATAAATCATTCAAACTTTATACAACAAATTCAACATCGAATATGAATTTGTTTGATGCTAAAGACAAGTTGAAAAAATACACTCATGTTTCAGATATTATCGATGATTATTATGTAACCAGACTGGAAATGTATCAGACAAGAAAAAGCTACATGATTGATGCAATTGAAAAATTACTGGTTACTTTGTCGAATAAAACACGTTATATTAAAGAAATATTGGATGACGTCATCGATTTAAGAAAGAAATCCAAGTCGGATGTTGTTAAAATGTTGGCTGATCGAGGATATGTTTCACAAACACAACAGAATCAACAAACACAAAACACCGAAACTGAAACAGAAGGATCTGGTTCTGGTACTACAAACACCACTGGATTCAATTATTTGATTAAGATGACGATGGATAGTGTAACAAGTGAAAATGTAGATAAACTAATGAAAGAATATCAAAATAAACAAACAGAATTAGAAAATATCAAGAATAAAACAATTGAAACTATGTGGTTAGAAGAATTGGACGAACTGTTAGTGGAATACAATCAATACAAAGAGTCTCGTTCTAATAACATGGAGAGAAAGGACTCTTCCGCGACAAACAAAATAGTTAAAAAGGTGAAAAAGGTTGTGAAACCAACAACAAACACCAAACCATTAGCATTAGAAATTGAATAATTATAACTTATAAAATTATTTAACTTGTATTATTTGTATAATGTTTTTTTCTTGTGAAAAGATTAAAACCATGGTTTCAATTCCAGTTGTTTATCCGCTAAAGACGACATTATAGGAGGTGCAATAGGTACGACTAATGTACTTGCATCATGTAAATATTTAACATAACCCCTCAATTCACTGTATATTTGTTGTATACAGAAATTGATCACCTTTTTATCTAATTCTTCAATTTGTTGAGTAATATTATATGGCAAATTTGCAGAATGCTCTAAAAAGACACCACGCATGATGATTTTCAATGAATCACAATCTTGATTATCAATAATATATTGTCCATTTGTTTTATCATATATTCCTTTGCGAATGGCATTTTGAATTATCTCTAAATTTCCTGTCGAGAAGTAAGCAACACTTAGTACTGTTTCTTCCAACATTCCTTCAAGTGGATTTCTAAAAGTAGTACATTGATGTGCAGGTATTTTATCATACAAATTAAATAAGTTTTGAGTACTAGGTGATTTAATGTCTACACGACCATTAGAATTATAATAACAGTTAGAGTTAGAATTCATAGTTTATTTTACGGATTTTATTTTAATAATATATTATAATTTTCGGTATATATAAAATGAAAATATAAAAAATATATATATTAATATTTATATAATATATCTAGATATACTTATACATATAACAAATTAAAACAACATGGCTAGTTTTCAAAAAATTGTTTTGACGATTGCTATAATTATTCTTGTCATTATTTTAGTAATAATAGGATATTTATTAGTAAAAAATCCTTCTGTTAATACATGGCCACCAATTATAGGTCAATGTCCTGATTATTGGGTAGATTTTTCAGGAAACGGTGCAAATTGTGTAAATGTTCAATCTTTAGGAAATTGTAGTGCAACCGGCAACATCAATTGTCCTGATGCAAGTTATAATACACCATCCACTGGAATGAATTTTAGTACTAGTGCATTTACAAATAGTCAAACTGGTTTATGTAATAAATATAACTGGGCTAGTACAAATGGAATAACATGGGATGGTATTTGGCCAGATTTCCCAAACCGATGTTCGACAGCTACAACCGTGTCTAATACAACAACAAAACGATCATCATCATAATATATATATATTGAAAAATTTGCATTCATAATATAATTTTATATTTTCACATAAAATTATATTTTGTAATATATAGTGTATGTCTATCTCCGTGTCTATGTACATGTTCTCTCAAATACAATTTTTTCCTAATGAAATTATCAGATACATATATGAATATATACCGTATCAGGTATTGACATGGTTATCAAAGACACATTACGATAAATATCACGTGACAACTATACAAACACATATAAAAAAAACGGGGAAAAAAATGGAAACATATTTTCGATATATAATTCGTTTGGATAATCATATTGCATTACAAGATATCTTGTATAATTCACAAATAATTAAATATGCAAAGACTCACCTCCACACTCATCATGAGAGACCCAATAACAAAATAAAATATAAAAATAAAAAATATGCGAATATTATAGATTTTTTATTATATTTATCGATAGAAAATGATAAACCATCTACGAAATGCAAAAACACTCTAATTGAATATGTTAAAAAATAAACATAAAAATAAAATGTAACATATAGTAATATGCCAAATCAATTACAAAACATAGATAAGATAGATAAGATAGATAAGATAGATAACATAAATAACATATTATTAAGAACTAAACAAGCATGTGAAATCAAAGAAATATTGAACAATTTTGAAAAAAACAAACGAGACTTATTATTTAAAAAAGGAATATATGTTTATGGAGATCCTGGGATAGGAAAAACACAGTTTGTAACAGATATATTAAAGGATTTAAATTATGATATTATTACCTATAATGCGGGTGATATAAGAAATAAGTCAATTATAGAAACAATTACAAAGGATAACATGTCTGATAAAAGCATAATGTGTCTATTTCACAAAAAAATACAAAAAAAAGCGATTATTATGGATGAAATTGATGGTATGAATAATGGTGATAAAGGTGGTATAAATGCATTAATAAAACTTATAAGACCAAAAAAGACGAAACGTCAAAAGTGTGAAGATACTACATTAATTCCTATTATTTGCATTGGTAATTATCATATTGACAAAAAAATAAATGAGCTCATGAAAGTTTGCAATGTTTTTGAATTAAACAAACCAAGCAATGAACAAATAGAAACAATATGTAATAATATTATGCCATGTATAACTACAAACTTAAAAATAAAATTAATTCATTATATACAAGGTGATTTACGTAAGTTGCATAATATTTACAATATATATTGCAAAAATGATTGTTTATTGAATGAATATGTAGTGGATAATATACTAAAACTAAAATCATACAATCAAGATACAAAATCGATTACAAATAATTTATTTAATAAAAATTATTTGATGAAGGATCATTTACATGTAATGAATGAAACAGATCGTACAATAGTGGCATTATTATGGCATGAAAATATAATTGATAGACTAGAAAAATACAATATAAATAATTCGTTGCCTGTGTATTTAAAAATATTAGATAATATATGTTTTGCTGATTATATAGATAGAATTACATTTCAAAAACAAATATGGATATTTAACGAAATGAGTTCTTTGATAAAAACATTTTACAACAACCGAGTATATCATGAATTTATTAATCAGGATGTTAATAATGTTTTTATTAATGCAACAAATGACAATACAATATTTAACAAAGTAACAAATAAACAAATAAATAAAATGACTAACAAAAACACAAAATCTACAACTACAACTACAACTACAAATACAACTACAATTTCTGAAAAATCACAATTGGATTCATCACATAATATACGTTTTACAAAAGTATTAACCAAATATTCAACAGAATACAATAATTATAATTTTATTCATAATTTGTGTCAACAATTAGGAATGGATAAGAAAGATTTATTTGCTTTTTTTATCAGTTTGAAAAATAAATACACTAATGATTCAGAGTGTTTTAATGAATTATTAAATTTATTTGAAAATTATGAAATTAATAAATTAGACATTCAAAGAATGTATCGTTATTTAGATAAATCATTTAAAGATTCAAGTATAACAGACGAAGAAAGCGGATGGGAAATAGAGGAAGACATTATTGAATTTGTTGGTTGATGATTGCGAATTTTACCAATCATTTAATAATCCACCAGCAAAGATATCAGGTGTTAATACACTTTTATTTCTGTTATCATTATTATATTGTATGATTTGTTCGAAAATATCAGATTCATATTGATGATATACGATCGAATTGTTGTTTGAACCTTCACTCAATGTTTCATTGAGATATTCATTTCTTTGTTTTATAATTTTTATTAATTTTTCCAATAATTTTTTGTTGATTAAAAACCCCTCTATTTTATTGAGTAAAAATTTATCATTTATAAATTGCTCGATGGTATTATCATAACGATGATCATAACCATTTAATTTTTTATATTTGTTACTATTAGCGCTATTAATACTAATAAAACTATTATCACTATCATTGTCTGATGGTATTAATAAGTTATCATCTCTATAATCTGAGTAATCTATGTCATCAATAGTTGTAAATAATATACTATGGGTTTTTGATCTCACTAGAGATTTATGTTGTATTTTAGTGTTTAATAATAATATAAATACATTGAACAAATACATGATGTATGATGTGTGATGTGTGATGTGTGATATCTGGTATTTAGTGGTTTGGTTGTCTATTGTAATTGTAATTATATAATATAATACAAAATTATTATATAATTTACACATATATTTATTGGTATAAATATTATGGGGAATTTACATCTGTAATAGCATCTGAATTTGATTTTGATAATTGTATTTTCTTTTCTGCTATTTTACTTTCAAAAAACAATTTGATTTTCCCTTCTAAATAATTGATTTTTTCTTTTAACATAGTATTTTCATTTAATAATTGTTGTATAACATTATGATTCTGGTGTAATTGTTGTTGTATTTGTTGCTGTTGTTGCATTTGCTGTTGCTGTTGCTGTTGTTGTTGTTGCATCAATTCTCTTTTTTTTGTTATTTCTTCCATTTGTTTTAATACATCCGGCTTATTTTCAGGTTTTCCAGGATGATAGTTATTTAACGTTTCATCAATATCTTCTAAAAAAAATTGTTTAATGAATTCTTCTTTTACAAAATCATTCACAATCTTTACACTTTCTTTTACAAATGGATTAGGTGATTGGTTTAACAATACCTTTTTATCAAAAGAATTATGAACATGAGAAAAGACAAGAATAGTTTTTAATGGATTCAATTGAACAAATGGAACAGTATAATTTTTTAGAAATGATTTTTCCTCTGCTAGTGATGCATCTTCATCATATTTACTCATATTTAACAACTTACGATGAAATGCAAAGGTTGCAGCAGTTGCATGGTTTGGACCATATGGACCAAACTGATACATTTTTTGAATATGTTTAAAAAAAATATACATTTCGCTAGATCCAGCACACAATGCTTGTGGATTTTTTAATAATGTTTCTACAGCATGATTCACTCTTTCTGGTGGATAATAATCATCGTCATCCATATAGACCAATATATCACCTTTTGATTTTTCATGCATTAAATTTCTTTTTTTTCCCAAAGTCATTTTTGTATCATATGAAAAATATTTTATTTGCGGTATTTCTGATAACATATCACCAATTTTATCAGTACCATCGTCTATAATAATCCATTCCATTCTATCTTTTGGATATGTTTGATGTTTAAAACATTCAATCATAATAGGAATAAACGGTCGTCTATTAAATGTGGGAGTACATATACTTACAAACGGTAGTTGTTTTGTTGATAAAGATGTTTCACTACTTTGTGATGACACGGTAGATTTCTTTTTATCATTTTTTTTTTGCTTTCCCATTGTGATTAAATAAATATATATTGATACATTTATTTAATTTTATATTATTTAACACATATAATGTATTTGTCATATTTGTCATATTTGTCATATTTGTATAATTTTACATAGGCATAACCGACATAGTAATGTTTTCACGTATTTTATTATTAAGAGTTTGCATTTTTTTTATTAAATCATCAGATTGATCAACATCAGTAAATAAATTTTTACCACCTGATTGTGATTGTTTATTCTGTAGTTGTTGTTGCTGCTGTTGCTGTTGTGATTGCTGTTGTGATTGCTGTTGTTGCTGTTGTTGCTGTTGTTGCTGTTGTGATTGCTGTTGTTGCTGTTGTTGCTGTTGTGATTGCTGTTGTCGTTGTCGCAATTCTGGATATGGAAGTGGCTTTCCATGAACTTCACTTACATAATTATCAAATTTTTGTATTCTATTGATTTGATTAAATTCATTGATTGCTAAATCTCCACTAGTTACAGCACCAGTAATAGCCCATAATACGGTAGATGAAAACTTGAATTGAGTTCGTTTTTCTGCTTGATTATAATTATATGGTTTCGTGTCTTTTGTGCCAAAATCATTTGCATTTGTAATTGGAATATTCATTAAAATAATTAAACCAATTACCACTGCAACAATTGCAGCGTTTCTCTCTGTACTTCCTAAATAAGCTTTAGCTGCAATTATTACATAAATAGACATAATTATAAAAATAGGTGTTAGCATATAACGAATTTTATTAACATACAACGATAAAAATGTATAATTTTCTCCAGTCTTACTACCTTCTGAAATTTTTGCTATAATAAAACAAATTGATAATATACAATACATTGTTATAAAAGGAAAAACTGCCATATTTCCTAATACAAAAAATGGAAGAAAACAATTCAATAAAAGAATTGTTTCAATTAGAGTAAAAAGCCAAGTAAAAGGCATAGTAAATAATTTTATATATACCCAATTTTGTTTAAAATTGGGTTTTGCAAATTTTTTTCCATCTTCTATTATAATATCTGGTTTATTCAATTTCCAAATCCATGCAAAAATACCAGCGAAAAATATATACATGAAAACAATATTGGATAACAAGATATTAACTACAAAAACAAATATTATTAAATAACTTCCAAATAATACTAAAAACCATTCGTAAAAACTATTAAAAAATGAAAAAAACATATTAATCATCGAAAAATTTAAGCAAAATAAATTTTCAAATAGGTAAATAAAATACATTGTTGTTCCTGAAATTGTAGGTGATTCATTAATTTCACGTAACATATTAAGCAATGAAAATTGACTGTTTATTTGCTTACTATTATTAGCTGATTTATCAGGTATGTATAAATATTGAAATAATAATTTTGTACTGTAGTATTCTCCATCCAATTTAAAAAAATTAATTTGTGTTATAATTGGATCAATAATTGGTGGTAAATCGGTATAAGGTGCTGCACGAAAATCACTTGGTAAAATATTAGTCTGTGCTACTTTGCACATCCATAATGCATATATTCCTAAAAATGTTTGAATTAACACAGCTATTATCTTTAATCCAATATATTTTAAAAATTCTCCATATGATTGTGATGTTGTGGTAGCTGTTGATTTTGGTGGAGCGCCAAAAAGTGAAATACGCTGTAAAAAATTGTAAATTGAAGTTTTAAATTTGTTAAATGCCGCTTTATTCGATGCGGATGCGTTTGTCGCCATCTCATTAAAATTTAAACTAGATAATGCCCATGAAAATAATTCTTTTGATATTACTCCAAAAAAATGGGCAATAATACATAAAATAATAAAAATTTCAATTGATATTGACCATATAGTAAGCCAACCACTAAATCCCATTATTTATTTGATAAGTGTTGATATATAATATTTGATATATGTATAATATACTATAATAATATTATTCTTTATTTTAACAATAATTCTAAAAAATATACATGACAAAAAACAAACAATCAGATAAATACACTAATTTTTTCTTATTTTTAATGTGTTTTATTTTGTTATTTTTATTATTTAAATGGCTTCATTTTTTATTGAATAAAGATTATTTGCAACCTGGAACCTATTTAGAAACATTCGATTCATTGAGTAAAATGAATAATACAAATAATACAAATATAAATAATACTGTTCCTTATGATATGAATAAAGTAAATTACATTCATAGTAGTGCTATTGATATGTCTGCTTTTTCAAAATATACATGCAGTAATTGGTGTGGTCCTAAATCTCAATGTTTATTGACAAGAGAACAATGCAAATCTGATGTAGATTGTAGCGGTTGTAAATATTTAACAGCATTAAATAATTTTTATGATAATCCATCTACTGATTTGGGACAAAGTTATATGAATGAATCTGAAAAAGATTTACCAAAAGGAGCAAATGAAGACATTTTATGCGGTATTAAAACATGCAATAATAGTTTCGCTAGATTTGACAAAGGTAATTGATTAGTTCGCATATAATACACCACAATTGCCACTTATGAAACGAATAACATTTAATCTTTCTTCAAAATAATACAAGTTAAAATTGTAATCGTAGATACGCCAGGTTGGTTTGTTAATACCTATAATATTACCAGTTGTAGGATCACATATAGTCAATACTTGTGCTAAAGGATCTAATTGAGGAATTATAGTAACAAATTCTAATTCTATTTTGTTAAATTTAGACATATTGATTGCACCGGATGGTTGAAGAACAAAAGGAGATGTATTCAAACAATAATTATAACAATATAACCCATCCGGAGCATTTCCAGGTGTTCTAGTGTATTTTTCAATATAATTATAAACTCCTGCAGGTTGCATATTCTCTCTATATTCACCGTCAAAAAGAATTCCCATGGTTAATAATATTTCTCTTGTGTTTTGAGAATTATAGTTACCTGTAATCATCCATCCTGTTAATTTACCGTCTGGATTGACACCTGGTCCAATAAATACAGGTATTTTTTGCCCGTCAGGATTTATTTGAATAATAGGATAAATACCATTTGTTGGTGCTTGTATCAAATCATAGGGTAAATAATTATAAGGCCAATTGGAATAGTTACTCCATTCATTTCTTAAATTTGCATCACTTCTTTGAAAGTAAAACATTTGACTAGCTACCATGCCTAATGAATTTAATTCTACTTTATTAGGACCTGTAACATTATAAAAAATAGATTCATATACTTGTTTTATTAAATAAGTTTGTTCATTTAAAGCAAAAATGCGAGACTCGTCATTCGATAAAAACCCATACGTACATATTAAATGAACATCCGCATTCCACTGTGTTCTTGTATCCAGGTAAGACGAAATACTAATATTAACATCGGGTGGAGGTTGTAAAAATCGATATAATTGCATATAATAGTAATTAAAATTAGGCGATACATATGGAAAGTTATTGACTTGATCCAAAACATCACGTATTTGAAACAAATCACTAACAGGACGAAATGTAATATTTATATGTAATTCATTGTATTGTAATGCCACCAATGGAAATGACATTTGATTATTTAAACTAAACCATGAGTTGATTGGTACATATAATATTGAACCACGAATAGAAGGTTCCGCACCAGCAGGGTCTTCAGTATAATATGCATTTGGATATGAATTGACACGTGATCCAGAATTGGCTGGATCATTCAATTCTGGAATGTTTCCAATCATTTTATCGAATAATGCTTTTTTTTCGGCTGGAAAATCACGTTGAACCATCGCTAATAAATAAGAACCAGAGTATTCTTGTAGTGTTTGATTTCCACAAGTAATTGATATTTTGCTTATCATCAATGCACCTAAATTTTGTATCCAACGAAATTCATACGGTGCCCAACCACTATATCCTGTATCACCAGTAATATTCGATAATACTGTATTACCGAGAGGTGGGAAAATTGGACTCCAAATATTAGGTAATGTAATAGAAACATAAGAATCCATTAATAAATCTCCATATCTAGGTATTTTAAAAGTAAAAAACGATTCCTCGTTTAAACGCAATGTTTTTGTACCATCAAAATCAACTCTAAATTTTTGCAAACCAAAATTAGTATATTTAGCATATGTTGTTTTAAAAAATGTTTTGGATGGATTACCATTTAGAATAATATTTTGTTGTCCTTCCGAAACTAAATTCATTAAACCACCTGCCATGTTAGTATAATATGTTTAGTTGTATTATTTGATTGTATATACTATTTGGTTATATTTAATTGTTTATTGTATTAATAATTATATAAATTAATAAATTATTATATAATATATAATAATATATTTACATATTAATATTATTTATACCATACCAATATAAAATGAATATGGCATCAACAATGACTGCTATGAAAGATTCTGCGAAAAATGCTACACAAAAAATGTATAATTTATCTAAACAAATCATGTCGGATCGATCCAATTTGGGAACTACATTAATATGGATAGTAATTATATTATTATTTATTGCATTTGTATCTTATATTCATAATGTAAATAATAGCTTACAATATAAACGATGTGGAACTTCTTGTACTCAGGATAATACCAATTGTAATTTGGCAACTATATATAATAGAAACTCTGAATTTGCTTCAAAAATAACATCCATTAATCCAAATTCGCCACAATGTGATTTTTTTTTAAGAGATTATTATATTCTTACAGCTTTTAATTGTTGTTCAGGAGGCAATTATAAAAATGATTATGTTGGATTATGTAATTTAATTGCTGTAATAAGTCAAGGAGTACGTTGTTTGGATTTCGAAATTTATTCTCTCAATAATCTACCTGTAGTTGGAATATCCTCTATTCCTTTGTATCCTGCGTGTTACAAAGAATCGTATAATAGTATCCCATTTGGAGATGTCATGGCGACAATTCAGAGTTATGCTTATTCAAATTCAACATGTCCAAACCCAACTGATCCTATAATTATGCATCTACGTATTAAAAGTGCAAATTGTACAATGATGAATAATTTAGCTAATATACTTGAAGATTATGATACATTATTATTAGGACCTGCTTTTAGTTATGAATTTAACGGAAATAATTTGGGATCAATGCCATTGTTACTGTTTTCTGGTGTAAGCAATCCATCTAAACAAGGAAAAATCATCATTATCGTCGATCAAATGAATAATGCTATTATAACGGCTATAATGAATTCAAAATTATGGGAATACGTAAATATGGTTAGTGGATCTACATTTATGCAAATTGTACCAAATAGTACATTAGAATCTGAATCTGATTTAAATGATTTTATTCAATATAATATGACAAACATGACAATGGTGATTCCAAATAGTGGAGGTAACCCGTCGAATCCAAATTTTTTATTGTCTCAATTATCGGGTTGTCAAATGTGTGCAATGCGTTGGCAACTACCAGATATTAATTTACAATTATGCACTACATCGTGTATTTCAACGTCAATAGATCCATCTACCAATACAAATCCAAGTGGTATTAATACATGTTTTAATCAAGTAGGGTTTGCTTTTGTATTAAAACCATCTAATTTACGTTATATACCAACAACATACGATATTTCTGCTGCAGATCCATCTTATTCGTACTATCCAAATATTAATAGTTATACATTTACTAATTCAACTATAACTTATGTTGGATAAACTATAAAATACAAACTATAAAATACAAACCTATAAAAATTTAATATTGATATATTATAACTATAAACTATATCAATATTTCGATTCGATTTATATATAAAATGAGTAAAAAAAAAACAATAGTAAAATGCGATAAAAATATAAGTTTTGTGGATTGTGAAATGAGTATATTACGTTTAGCCGTAGATAAAGCAGAAGAGAACATTGGAAAACGTATAGTTTCTTCACCTGAAATAAAATCTACCATTGATATTGTAGAGAATTTCATTAAAAAGAAAAATCTCATTTGTTACGGAGGAACAGCAATTAATAACATATTACCAAAGCAAGACCAATTTTATAATAAAGAAGTGGAAATACCCGATTATGATTTTTTTTCTTCCAATGCTCTTGAAGATGCGAAAGAATTGGCTGATTTATATTATAAAAATGGTTTCACCGATGTTGAAGCGAAATCAGGACAGCATCACGGTACTTATAAAGTATTTGTCAATTTCATTCCTATTGCGGATATTACCTATCTACCAAAGGAAATATTTCAATCCATTAAAAAAGAATCTATTCGTGTAGCCGGAATATTATATGCACCACCCAATTATTTAAGAATGGGTATGTTTTTAGAATTATCTAGACCCGCAGGAGACATTGGACGATGGGAAAAAGTGTTGAAACGAATTACGCTACTAAATAAACATTATCCACTTACTAGTAAAAACTGTGATGAAATCGATTTTCAGAGAGAATTTGAAAATGAAAACGGAGATCAAATATACGAAACAGTGAAAAATACACTTATTAACCAAGGAGTTGTTTTTTTTGGCGGTTTCGCAGTTTCCCTGTATTCAAAATATATGCCAAAGAATTTACAAAAACAATTGAAACGTATTCCTGATTTTGATGTTTTGTCGCAAGATCCTGAAACAACTGCAGAAATAATAAAAGAAAGATTAAAAGATATTAATATAAAAAATGTTAAAATAATTCGTCATGATGCTATAGGAGATATAATACCGTTAGCTTATGAAATCATAGTTGATCAAGATACTATTGCGTTTATTTATAAACCAATTGCATGTCATAGTTATAATGAAATAAAATATAAAAATAATCAGTTGCGGATTGCTACCATTGATACAATGATGACTTTCTATTTGGCGTTTTTGTATGCTAATAAACCATATTATGATATTGATCGAATTTTATGTATGGCAAAGTTTTTGTTTGAAGTACAACAAAAAAATAGATTGGAACAAAAAGGACTACTCAAACGTTTTAGTATTGAATGTTATGGACATCAGGATACAGTTGAAGAGATGCGTGCAGAAAAAGCAAAAAAATTTACCGAATTAAAAAATAATCGAGGAAGTCGTGAATTTGAGGAATGGTTTTTAGTGTATCGACCTGTTGGTAATCTTGATGATGATAACAAACAAGATAACAAACAAGATAACAAACATGATACTAAAGTATTAAATATCGATACCAGACAGTTGAAACACGGAAACAAAACACAAAAAAACACACACGTATTCAAAAGTCGCTATTTTAAGGTGATTAAATCGAAAAATAAACACATCAATAAAAGGACAAAACGCCGTGGAAAAAGACGATCACGTAAATATTTCTTTTTCTAATCAACGTATTTTCATATTGTAATTTATTACGGTGTATGATAACAAAATATTTTTGTTTATAATATAATTATTTTATTATAAACAGAATTAAACAAATTAAAGATAAAGATATACTTTTATATATAGTATTATATAACACGAATAATATGAAAGTTAAATCTACAACCTTTGCTAATGATGACACCGAACATTTAACTCCTATCATTGTTGAAAAAGAAATGTCGGCGAGAGATGCTGTTCGTGAATTTGTTCAAAATCACAGTATATACACATTTGGAGGACTACAAGGTGAAAACATAATAGAGGCAATAGTAAATGGTTTTTTTTTATTTAATTCACGTGAAAACAAATACATGTTAAATAGTAAAGCTGAATTGTTACAATATTGTAAGGATAATACTGTGTCACTTGAAGAAAAAATGTATTTCTGGGATATTTTTCTCTTTAACCAAAGACCCAAATTTTTAACTTCGGATGAACACGATTATATTAGAGATTGCGGAGACCTTGATGGTTATGTTGAAAAGAAACCGGTGGTTAGTTGTGGTGGTGGTAGTGGTAGAAGAGTTCCAAGTGGATTCGTAAAACCAAGTATTATCAGTGATGAACTTGCTGTGTTTTTAGGCAAACCCGCTGGAACTAAAATGGCACGTACCGATGTTAGCAAGGAAATTAATACATACATCCGGGTCCATGGTCTTCAAGATCCGTTTAATGGTCGCAAAATCAATCCCGACGAAAAGCTTAGAAAGCTTCTTGGAGTAAGTCCTAATGACGAACTAACTTACTTCAACCTACAAAAATACATGAGCCGACATTTTTATAAAGAATCCTAAAAATTCACAATGTTCAATACCTTGTTGCAAAAATAGTAGATAGATCCAAATAATACACTTATTGTCAAATAACCTTTTATATTGTAGTTACCATCGTTGAAAAACAAAAATGGTATATACAAGAACAAGTATTTTTTGAATATAGGCAATTGGAAAATAAAAAACAAAATGGCTAATAACAACGGTGTTTGTATTTCATCATATAAATTATCCAATGAACTTGAAAAATTGGCTTTTTTATTATGCTCCTCAATTATTTCATTGGTGGATTGATTCATTTGTTGCATTTTTTGAATATAATCTTCTTGCATTTGAGCTGGATTTGGTTGTGGAATAAAATTAGGTTGAATTTGTGCATCATTGGTAATTGCTTCTGTTGTTCGCGGAATATCTCTCGATGGAAGTTGTGTTAAACCATTAACACTCGCTTTTTGTAGTCCATTCACAATTTGATTGATAGTGGTTTGATCTAATGAAAAATTGTTATTATTACCTTGGGATAGATTCGCTTGTTGTGGTTGTGACGGAGGTAGCATTTGTCCTTGCATTTGTTGATTATTTTCTTGAATTGACATTGATATATTACCGTTTAACCCACCCCCGGTCGGATCAGATGGTAAATCAGAAATACTAGTTGTAGAATTATTCATAATATGTATATAATATATTACATAGAATGATTGATTAGTATAATTTACGCATAACAAGTAAATTATACTATACTTACTAAATTAGACAAATCCAGTCAAAACCCACCAAATCAAGTAAACGGAACAATTGTTTTTGAAGCATCACACTTTGCCGATTTTGGAGTATATTGATAACATTTATTATCATATTTATATGTTTTACCTTGTATTTCTTCTAATGGTGGGGCTTTAAATACAATACAATTTTTATCTTTACAAACAGTTCTAAATAAAGTCGCGAGTCCTAAACCTAATATTATGGAGAGAACTATCTTTCCTGTTTTTGTGTGAAAAAGTTTTGATAAATACATGATACTGATTTTAAAATATGATATTATAATATATTATAATATTTTAAACAATCATAAATCATACACTATTTTTGAATAGGTATTGTAGTTATTTTGGAAGAATCAGTTGGACATTTAATTTCCTTTGATTCTAATGAGAAACAATTATCCGCTTTATCTTTATATAAAATTCGGTTAATATTATCGGGTGTAGGATATACATAAATTACTTTTCTATCACTACCAAATATATAAACAAAAAAAATTCCTATGAATAAGCTTATTAAAAATACGGGTATTGAAATTTTATTGAAAAACATCCTATATATCTATCTTTACTATAACAAAAGATATAATAATGATATAATAATAATTTAATATAAAATACTGTTTTTTTTTATATTATACTATGTTCTATACTATGTTCTATACTATGTTCTATACTATGTTCTGAATTTTGCTAACCCAGTTACTAAATTTACTACTTTATTATCTAGACTTGCTTCCATGTCTTCCACAGTATGTGGAAGTTGTATCAAATTGTAAGTATCGTCATATTCATTGTATTCAACATATTCTACTTTGTATTTTAATTGGTTGTTTTGTTTAATTTTAGGTGTCAAGTCATTCACATAAAGCGTAACAGCATCATCCACATAACGTATATTATCCGTTTTTTCATATTTATCCATTGTATTACGTAATTTATCAATCAATTCATATATTTCTTTGGTATTTTTGTTGATTTTATTCAACTTTTCATTGTTATTAACCAGTTCATTGTATTGACTCAATAAAAATTCATAATTGGATGTCTCCGATTTTATTTGTTCCTTCAATTCTTCAAATTTATCTACAACATCTTGTTCTGATAAATAACCGAACAACAAATCATTTTTGTATTTAATAACTTTTATTTTATCATTATTCAAATTTGTCTCTTCTTCATTTAAATATTGTTTAGTATTAAATATATTACTTGTTATTTCTATATTTAATGGACACGGATTTAATCTGTCTCCACAATATGCTCGTAATATTCTAACATCAGATTCGGTTTCATTTTCATTTTCATTGTCATTTTCAGTTGAATTAGACGAATTTTTCCCTACTGAAAAAACAGTACCAACAGCACGTTTGCAATTGATGCATTTTGGTTTATAACGTTTGAATTGACGTCTTTTTTCTCTCCAACTCAGATCTTTAATCTTAATCAGTTTCTTTTTTTCTTCGTCGATAGAATATTGATATTGATTTTTTAATTTATAAAACATAAACACAGCATCATTAAATTCTTTTTTTTCAGAATTATTTGTGCTTTTTATTTTTGATGTATCCATTGATGTGTTTGTTAATGTATTCATTGATAATATATATATATAAACTATATATAAACTATATATTTTTATTGTATTACATTAAATGTAAATTTTTCGTTGAATAATATCATATTCATTCTCCCACCCAGGTAATCCAGTGATTAATTCCTGATGTGCCAGTCGTTTTGCATTTTGAAAATTTTTGATTTTAGATAAAATATATTGTTGCTTTTGTTGATCACGTTTCATTTTTTCTGATGGAGTTAATTTTCCTTTGTATTTGTATAATAAAATTAATGCTAAAATAATGATAAGTCCCAAAAAAATACCTACATTAAACATAATATTGTAATATTTATTTTTATATTCTCTACATTGTTTTAGAGTTTCATGTAAGAATTGTTTTACACCAGGTTCAACTAATAAAGGTTTAGATGAATTATAATTATCATAAAACATTGTATGTTTTTAGGTAAAGTTTTGAATGCAAAATATATTTTTATTGTATTATTATAATAAGTTATATTAGTAAATTAATTTATACATATTATCTATAAACATATTTCTATTCAATAAAATATTCAATAACATAGAGTTAAACATTCAATAACAAACATAATGGATAATTCTGTAGTTAATTTTATTATTTTTTTAATTTTTACAGGTATTTATTTTTCGAAAATACGTGGTAAAGCAACTTTACAAGATTATTCTAGTGATGCGGGTATAGAATCATATTACAGTTCGGTTAATATGAGTTTATTATTATATTTTGGAATAACGCTATTATCACAATTAGTTACAAATGTGATAGTTATTATGAATATGTGTGGTGGTTCATTTAAACAAAATCTAGGTTATACTGCCTTAATAACATTTATTCCTTGGATATTAATTTTTGGCATTGTCATAATTTTATTAATTTCATTTCCTAATTTTAAAAATGCATTTTCTGATGTTGTAGGATATTATTCTGTATCGACAAAAGCAAATGAAATTTTATTGGAATTATTAAATCACAGTAATAAAATACAGGGTGAAACAGAAACAATAGTAAATGAAAATATGGATGGATCACCCATTATAAATTCAACTGATACCAATGTAGAAAAACTAAATAAACTAGAAAATGAGATTCAAAAAGAATCAACAAATTTAATAGCAGAAATATTCAGCAATTTATCACTTTTAATAAATAAAATGACACCTATTAATTTTAATGAATATTGGAATACATTACGACCTTTAATGAAATCGCAATATGCATCATTAAACGATGAACAAGATAAATATTGTTATCAATTAGCAGATATCAGTAATTTATCTGATTATTTAAATCAATCGAGTAACCCTACAATGTCTCCTCCAATATCTCAATTAAATAATAGTAGAATCGTAGAAGGAACACCTGCAATCGGAAAAGGAACACCTGTAAATGTCGAATCATCTGTAACAATGTTAGGAGGTAGAAAAAATTATCTAAAAGCGTGTATGCAAAAAATGACGGGAGGTGGCAATGATGATGATTCACAACCAACTTTAAAATTAAATAGTGAAGCTCAATTTCAGGTATTGAAAAAATATAGTGATTTAAAACAGCAAATGTTAAATTTAGTAATATACCGTGATAATATTGGTGAAGCCATGTGGTATATTTACACTGGATTATTGTTATCAACAATATTAAAATATAATATTAATAATCGCGGATGTGTAAAGAGTGTCACACAAATTCAATCTAATTTAAATAATGCATTAACAACACAACAACAAGACCAAGCATTGGCACAGGCACAACAAAGAGTTCAAACAGTATCATAATAGGCGAATAAGCCCATATATATGTATCAGTCCGACCATTATGTAATTCATAATTCATATTTATTTGTCATACATAAATAAATACGAATTTTACTATAACACAATACAACACAATACAACACAATACAACACAACACAATACAACACAAGACAAACCTATCAACTAACAAACAAATCCTAAAAATAAGTAACATAATATAATACTCCTAAATAACACAACATAGATAATAAAATAGCGACAAGCCATAATGGTAAAATAGTTTTATTTTTATAACCAATTCCAAATTCACGCATACTACCATCAGGTTTAAATAAAAACGCTGGTTTCATAATTTTAATTAAATAGAAAATAATAATGAACAAAACAATAGATACAACTGTTACATGATTGCTAATAAAAATATTTATTTGATTTATACTATTCATTTAATATGATGATTATGATGATTATGTTTTTTATATAATATTTTTTGCTAATAATTTACTTATATGTATATTGATTTTTACTATATATAATAAATTATATAATTTATTTATGTATTGACGTATTTACAAAAACCAATCATCTGGCTACGAATCATATTCCTCCCAATTTTCTACTTCTTCTCCCTCAAAATTTCCATCATTATAATCATCTATTTGATTTGTCATATCGTATGCTTCTCTTTCAGTTTCTAAATCCATGTTTTGGTTATACAAATAATCATCCACATATTGAGCTACATTTTCATCCGTTACATCTGGGTTTTTTCGAACAATTCTTTCTATTGCTGTTATATTCATCATCATATCTCTCTCTTCATCATAATTTTCTTTAACATATGTTGTAAGACCCTTCTGTAATCCTTTACCCCATTCTCCTAATTTGTTTATTTTCATAATCGTATCCACATTTCTCTCTTCATCAGTTTTGTTTTTCAATCGATCTGTAAATGTGTCTTTTTCTCTCTCCTTTATTTTAAACACCTTGTCCATTATTTTATCATACGATAAATCGATAATATCTTTATGGTCCCGCATAATAATCATATATTGTAACAGTAAATTTGCTATATTTGTTTGTAATTTTTTAAGTTCCCCTGGTGCTCGAATAAATTCATTCTCAAATACTTCATCTTCTAATCCAATAAATTGCTCTCTCTCTTCTAAATTTTCTACAGTAAAAACGTCTTCAATTGAAAAATCACGATCCGGTTCTTCTATTGTTAATTGAGATTCACGTCCTTTTCTTTTTTTATCCGATTTTGTTTTTTTGGATTTTGCTTCCTCTTTTCTAATATCAAGACCAACACCAAATAACATGCTCTCATTATTCGCTAAATTGACATATTCCATATAAAGAACCAAGAAAAACTGTTCCAATAACAATTTCGATAAACGTATATCAAATATGCTATTAGCGGTGCTATTTGCAGTTAAAAAGGGGGTTTCGTTAATCAACATGAGCAAATTCTTTGTTTTATTTTGAACATTATATAAAACACTAGAAACATGTGAATTTTTATAATAAGGACGTAATTTTTCGTAATAATTTTTGATGATATTTTTAATGTCATTGGTATGAGTTAGAGATAATCCCAAATATTTTGGAATAATTATTTTTTCATAATCCACTGTGTTTAGTATAATATTTGGAAAAACACTAGCAAAGTTTTGAATATATGTTTTTATAAATTGGATCATTTTGTTTAAGCAATCCGCACGACGTGCCTCGATTTCATCGTCACACCCCCATTCAAACAATTCATTTAAAAACCCGTCTATTTCTTTTTCCTTTATTCCAGTCATTTTATAATTTTTTTTAATAAATTCGGTAATGTCTTTTTTCATGGCATCATTGGTTCTGCTTAAATGATTTTTTAATGCTCTTACTTCTTTTGAATCTTCCATTTCATCGTTTGAAACGTTTGAAGTGTTTTTAGCTGTAGCTGTAGCAGGGACATCCAACGATTCTACTAATAATTTCTGTAAAGATGGATATACTACCTCTTCTTTTTCAAAATCAAAATGCTCTAATACGTTTCGCATCATCTGTATAGGATTAATAGGGTTGTGATCCATGTCAATATCAACCATATTTTTTCTATTCACTAATTGAAGTAATCTCAATAAAGATTCATGTGTGTAATTTCTACCATCTTTCTTTAATTTCAAAATAATTTCATTATAAGAATCTTTGCTCGATATATTTTTGGGTTTTTCATTACAAAGACTAATTAGTTCTTCACTAGTTGGTATTAAACTATTGAATTTACAATACACAATAAACGCACGATAAATTGTTTCTTCATCAAAGTCATTTGTTATAGCAGGATATTGATTTTTTGTGTTTTCTTTACTTACTATATATGGTGATTTTGTTATAGCATTTATATCGAACAATATATTGGATAATTCCTCGACTATTCTATTATGATTTCCAATCTCTCCATTGCTCTCTTTTTCAAAATATCGTATCGTACTAAAAATATCTGTTTCGTTACAACAAGCATTTTCAACAAAGGGTTCGTTTGCCATGTTTGTTAATAATAACTTCTTTTTGGTGATAATTTGCTGGATTTTTTCTTGTATTGCGAGAGAAAACTCGATGATTTTTGATTCTACTACTAAAATCTTTTCTCTCTGATTGCTACCACCAGTTTTTAATGAACTCAACAAAGAACTCTTAAACTCGGTTGTAATATTGGATAATCTGCGTATTTTAAAATTTACTAAAGGAGGTAAAAAAGATGTCCATGTTTTAATATCGTGTTCATCTTCATGTTCTTCATCGACAGGTTTCGAACCGACTCGTGATTCCTTGGCAATATTATATTCTAATTTATCTTTTATTATTCGATCAACATCTGGTAGTAACAACAATATTTTTTGTATAGTATCCTTCAAACGATTCGCTATGTTTTCTCTCTTTTGTTTTTGCAAAGCTGACCATGGATCAACTGATGAACGAATATTATAACCGATACATGCAATATATTCAACCGATGAAAAGTCGCCACTAGAATCACCATCAATAGGAAATCCTTGAAATGAACGCACACAACCAGGAAATGTCTTTTTTGTTTTGATCGATGGCATATGAGTTTGAACAGCAATCAAAAACATACCCATTGTCACATACAAAATAGTAGAATTATATATGGTTTTATATGGCGGGATAGTTTTTCCCTTGTTTGCCATTTCTTTTACTTCGTTATTATAATCCGATTCTTTGGGTAGTGCTTTGAGCAATGCTTCACTTACCATTTTCATAATAAATTCATGTTGTTGAGAGATATCGATCATACATGATTGAGAGAGTGTATTCACAATATTCATGACTATTTTATTTTCAGGAGATAATTTCTTGGTCATCTTTTGTTTTACTTCTTCTTCCAATTGTTTAACTCTGCCTTTTTCAGCACTAGCAACGGAAGCAATACCAGACGTGGTTTCTGTTTCCATAATTTCTCTCGATTTTATCTTGAACCCGCCTTCATAGCCTTCTTCTGCATCAAAATTGATATTTTTGATAACATAACCACTGTATTTATCAACCCAAGCATCTCCATCATCACTCAAAGCACCAATATCTTTTATAATATATTCGACCTTTTCGTTATAATTGTCATAGTCGTTTATGAAAACACAAGCCAATGTATATAAAAATGTAGGCAGTAGTTTAATGTTTGTTTTAACACAATAACGCCAATGAATCGATTCAATTTCACCTAATGGTCCCACTGTAGTATCTTTCATGTTTTCTCTTGTAAACATTTGTGTAAAACGAATAATATCGTTTTGTTTTTTGACAAAATCGGATTGACCTAAAATCATGTCTCTTAATTTACTATAAGGACATGCATAAGGGTTTGCGTCAATTAATGACTCATCCGTTCCTGTATCCATATCATTTCTTTTCAATTCTTCCAAACCTAACAAATACTGTTGATTGTTGTATTTGACAACCCTTTGATTTTGTATCTTTTCGCTTTTCTCAAAAATACTTGTGTAGTATTCAAAAATCGATTTGATTTTGTTTTCCAATTCCTCTTTTGATTGATAATATTGCTTATCGAATTCACTCATTATGGTTTTTAATGCATTTTCAGCCAAAATTGATTTGTTATAATCCTCTGATTTACAATCCATACCACTAGCACTACTATTATTAGTAATTGAAATACAATCTTTTTGTAAATTACATAGTATGTTCTGGTTATCAAACCCTGTCAAACCGTCTTTCTCAATATTTTCATCTAATATCCAGTTTCCATTTTTTCGAACATAATAATGTATAATATCATTCACAGTGTCATATAACATTGCATAATGACCGTCTTTTATTTCTTTCATTCCTGTTATCAAAGTTTCTACCAAATCAACTGTATCTTCTCTCGAAAGTTTCTCCGATTTTTGTAATTTTTCTATCAAAAAATTGATGAATTCATCTGATTCCATCTTATTCATTTCTTTTTCATATTGATTCAATAAAGAATAGTTTGTTGTATCGAATTTTTTATCAAAATAAATTGTTTTTTGGTTTTTACTGGATTCATCGTTGTCATCATTCAACTCATTAATATTTTGATATTGTTTTGCAATTATGTAATTTTTACATTTGTCTCCAAATCGCGATTCCATGAATTGTTTATCATTTTTAACTTCTGTATTTTCATTTTCAAAAAAAGAATTTAAATTATCTGAAAACATGAGAGGTAAATTATTCAAGCTAATACCGCTATTAAATAATCGACCATTGTCCATAGCATTTATTTTGTTTAAAATTTCGGAGGAATCCAATACTGGTTTTTTACTAATAGTTTCGCTGTAGTTTTGTGGTTGATTTTGTGATTGTGATTGTGTTGAATCATAAATGTGATATTTTTCAATAATTATTTCTTTTACATTTAAATTTCTCTCTACATCCATAGGTTGAGAGTCTTCTTTATCTTCCTTTACATCGTCCAATTCTAATGGATTCAAATTGTTATTCATAGAATATGTGATAGAATTCAGTAAATTATACATTTTGTTAATATTCGCAGTAGGTTTTTTGATAAAATTCATATTTTTGATATTTTGAAAATATCTATATTTTTCTGCATAACTTTTGTTGAATTCGGTCACTCTATAATTAATGAATTTAACAATTGCGTTATATTGTAAAAATGTTATATCATCTTGATAAATTAAAAATGGTTCAAAATATTCAATTACATCTTTAAACGTAAATTTATTGTGTATATCTTTTTGCATCATATAAAATAATGAACGAGTTTTCGGTATAATTGCACGTAAAAAATCATAATATAGTTTTTCATATTCAACGGATATGTTATTAATTTTATTTTGCATATTGATTAAATTAGTGTTGGATTCGACACCGTCATTTTCCGTATTTTCCACAACCTTATTGTCATTTATAAAATTTTCAATATCAATATCTAAAATATAATTCATCGGTTTTTTTAAAAAATTGCGCGATTTTTCTTCTGGTTCTTCTGCTTGATTAGGTAAATTGTTATTAGGTCTATCTAGCTTTAAATTTTCATTATCAATAAATTGATTTTCGATATAGGTATTTTTATTTAATAATTGCCAATAATTCAAAAATGTATTATTTAAATTTGCCTTTTCCATTATGTTAGTACCAGGCAATTGAACACGTGAAAATACAACAGCATCTTTTGGTAACATTAAAATCGATTTAATATTCATAGAATCAGGTTTAGTTAAACTAACCAATTGTGTTTTAGTTTTATTTCCAACATAAGAAACCGTATCCAATTTATTAACACCTAAATTATATTTGCCTATAACAAAACGTTTCGATTTAATTAAATTACTATTAAAAACAGAAGAATAAAAATCACTTAGATTATCTATGAGCACTTCAAAATTATCATTCACTGTTGTATTGTAAATATAATCCTTATTCAAATATTGATTGATAGATATTTCTTGATTCTCTCTATTCGTTGTATTATTTTCAAATGGAGTCATGTATGGATTCATTTCTTTCATCATGGTTACATATTTATTTATTTCAACAGGAGTATCGTCTGATTTATAGTTATTAAATATTTTCTCAAAATCAGACATATTTTCTGATAATGAAAGCGAAACAATATCAGGATAATCATTTATATTGTTATTGGCTTCATCAATATTATACATTTTTTTCATATTTTTTACAACAGGTAAAATCCAATAAAGTGATTTTTTTAGATGAAACAAGTTTTCTACAAGAGGTTTCCAATTTGCTTCTTTAAACTTCATACCATTTACGTTATAATTTTCATCAAACGTTGAAAATGTATTTCGTAATTGTTTAAACCGTTCAATCATTATGTGAATATTGTTTAAAACCCGAGTAGTTCGATCCTTATTTGGTATAGAAGATATCAATTCATCCAATAATTCGTTTGTTTGTGTTTCTATACTGTATCGTTGTCTAGATTCATCAATATTTATATATTGTACTATATTACCAACTTCTTCGTCACCAAATACGATTTCGTCAGCTTTTAATATGAATTCACGAAGTTGTTGTTTTATTTCACTACTAGGTATGTTTATAACTATTTCTTGGTATGGATCTTCGTCATCAACTTCATAAATTTCTCCTTCTTCTAATTCATAATTTTCTGGAATCTTTTCAACTAAAGAAGGTTCGGCGGATTCAGCGGATTCAGCGGATTCAGCGGATTTAGCGGATTCGACTGATTCAACCAACTCACCTGAAATTGACTTGGAGAGAAGATCTTGGGTTGCTGATGACTCCGATTTTGGCTTTTCTCGAATTTCAATTGTTTCAATGGGTAAATTATCAGGAATGCCCTTATAATCAAAATTGATATATATTACGGAATTTTCTGGATATGTTTTCACTTCAATCATATCTTCTTCTAAATTTGTAATTTCTCCTGTAATAATAGCAGGGACATCTCCACCAAAATAAATATTAATCCATTTCCCAGGCAATAGATCATTTTGTCTTGCATATCCAGGATATTTGTTACGATCTTTTATAATAATATTTTGTATTATTCCATTGGCAATAATACCGTCATTTATGTTTAAGATAATCATATCAAGAGTTTCGTCATTTATGATATGTATTTTTTTGGAATCAATGTAATCAATAATAAAAACATGATTGTTTAACTTTTCATATTCATTTTTGTTTGTTTGTGATTCGGATTCTTTTATGAAAATCTGAATTATATCTCCTAATTGTAGTTCAATTCCAACAGGTGGTTGATTGTTTTCATTTTCTTTTTCGTCGCTTGACATTTATTATTATTTATTTGTAATGTTGTAATGTTGTTTCCTATATTTATAATATATTATATTATCTTTATTAGTACTATGTGTTAAATAATAGTAATAAATTACCAAATAAATATTAATAATAATAATATAAAGTTATCTTTGTAATGAATACATACAAAATCATACATCATACATCATACATCATGGAAATTGAAAAATTTGATACAAAATATGCATTACATACTATTCCTGAATTTGTTAAATATCTAAATTCGTCAGAACAACTACAACCACAACCACGTATATTTAGTGCAGTAATACAACATGCTAATACTTCACGTGATCAATACCCAGAAGAGGAAACAAAATCAAATGAACCTATCGATAAAAACTACAAAATAATAAAATATAATAAAAAAGAATTACCAAAAACAATGTATTCAACACATGGATTAATACGATCTGTTGTTGTAAATGCATCCAATAAAATTGTATCGTTTTCACCACCTAAATGTATTAGTTATGAAGAATTTTTTGAGAAAAATCCTATTTACAATGAGAATATTATTGTAGAAGAATTAGTAGAAGGTACAATGATTCAATTATTTTGGGATTCTTATGAATGTAAATGGGAAATTGCTACTAAAAGTTCAATAGGTGGTAACAACACTAACACTTTTACTAAAATGACATTTCGTGATATGTTTTTTGATGCTTTAAAAGAGATGAAATTAATATTGAATGATTTCAATCACAACTACTGTTACAGTTTTGTTTTACAACATCCTAAAAATCAAATAGTATTTGATATTGTTAAACCGCAATTGTATTTACTATACGTATATCATATCACTAGTGTGTGTAACATGGTTGAAGAAATTCATGTTGAAGTACATCATTTGTTTGACCCCCTTGTCAATAAAAACAAACCAAGTATATTGCCTAAGGAATGCAAAATAAAATATCCAAAACAATTCGATTTAAAACAACATAAGCAAAAGGTATATGATCAACTTTATGATTATTTTTATACAAATAGTCATGATATAAATATGAATTATTCAATTATGGGATTGGTAATTTATAATAGTTTAACAGGTGAGAGATGCAAAATTCGTAATCCATATTATGAACATCTTCACAATATTCACGGTAGACAGTCGAAATTATTATACAAGTATTTGATTGCTAAAAGTGAAAATACGGTCAAACAATTTATTCGTTTTTATCAAGATGATCTAGAAATCAAAAACAAGGTTGATTCATTTAAAACGAAAATTCAATCTTTTACGAATATTCTATTGATTCATTACATTGATTGTTTTATTAATAAAACAAAACCGCTCACTAGTTATCCCCCAGAATATAAATCTCATATGTATAATTTGCACAATATGTATTTACAGGAATTAAAACCAAATAAAAGGAATGTTAATTTAATAGAAACGGTGTATTATGTTAATAATTTGCATCCATCCAAATTGATTTATTCGTTGATTAGGAAGACTAACGACCCAAAAATGAAACAGTAATGTAACTAGATAATAATAAACATACTATTACCGTAATATATATAAATATAAATGACTATATTTATATATCAAGATGCCCAACTGGTGTATGAACAGCGCTTCTTTTACATGTCCATCGAAAGAAATATATGACAAATTGTTGGATTCAATCAAAAACGACTCATGGTTTCAGACGTTTGCTCCATTGGAATTGGATCCAGAAGAGCATCCAGATGGGTGGAGTTATGAGAAAGCATGTTATATGTGGAATACAAAATGGAGTGCTAGAGATGTAGATATAAATGATTTTGACGAAAAAGATTACACCATCAACGTATCATTTGAATCCGCATGGTCGCCACCAACAGGAGTTTATAAATTGATGAATCAAAATCACAATATAGAAGTTACTGCATATTATGATGAACCAGGTAATTGTTTTTTCGGTAGATGCATGTATGTCAATGATTATCGTTATGGTGATGGTAAAAAAATAGAATCGGATGAAACATACGATTATCCAAATGACATGAAAGAATTGGAAGAATTACGCAACAGTATTGGTGTAGGAAGTGACTTGGATGATTACATGGATTCTACTTGGATAAACTTGCAAGAAATGTGGGAAGAAGAGGATGAAGACGAACAGTAGTATCTGCGTATTTATTTATTATTACAGTGAAACTCGCAATCATAAATAACCATTCTTTTTACTAATTCATCAAAAGTGATTTTAGGTGTCCAATTTAAAATTGTTTTGGCTTTTGTATAATCACCTAATAATAAATCAACTTCAGCAGGGCGAAAATATTTTGGATCTATAAAAACATATTCTTTTCCTGTGTTTATATCATATCCAATCTCATGAGGTCCTTCACCTTTCCATGCTAATATTATATTTTTAAGTGCAAATGCTTTTTCTATAAATTCGCGAACAGTATGTGTCTCCCCTGTCGATAACACAAAATCGTCTGGTTTATCATGTTGTAAAATTAGCCACATACCTTCTATGTAATCATTTGCATGTCCCCAATCTCGTTTTGAATCGATGTTTCCCATAACAAGCTTATCGGTTTCACAGCGAAGTATTTTTGATAATCCAATTGTTATTTTACGTGTTACAAAATTGAAACCTCTTCTCTCCGATTCATGATTGAATAAAATCCCATTCGATGCAAATATTCCATATGACTCACGATAATTTTTAACAATCCAGTATGCGTATAGTTTGGCTACTCCATATGGAGATCGTGGATGAAAAGGTGTAGTTTCTGTTTGAGGAACTTCTTGTACTAATCCGTATAATTCACTGGTTGATGCTTGATAAAAACGCGCAATACTTTCTAATTTATTTATTCTTATTGCTTCAAGTATTTTTAATGTTCCAAATGCGTCAGTGTCAGCAGTGTATTCAGGCATTTCAAATGATACTTTAACATGTGATTGTGCAGCCAAATTGTATATTTCTAGTTTTTCCATATTGAGTTGATCTGATTTTATATTTGCTAAAATAGAAATTAAACATGTGCTGTCTGTCATATCGCCATAACGTAGTTTCAATTTATCAAATATATGATCTATGCGATTTGTATTTATGGATGATGATCTACGTATTAAACCATATACAATGTAATTTTTTTCTAATAAAAATTCTGCTAGGTATGAACCATCTTGACCTGTTATTCCAGTGATAAATGCTACTTTGGACATGATGTATGTTGTAAATTGTAATAATTAATATTATTATTACAATTTATATGTTTAAGTTGTTAATTTTTGAAAATAAAAAAATAATGATAGCAACATCGAATATGTATATGTTTTTATTTATGGAATGGATTGAGAAGATACCATAGAAACATCAAAAAAACATCGAAAAAGGTGTAATTACACGTTGGGATATACAGCCACATATAATTGGTTGTTGATAGTATAACAAATCACATATCTAAACCATTTTTTTTATTTTTGTGAAAACATCGATTGCATTTTTCAAACACTCGACAACATTTTGTTTAATCATTGATATTTCAACTGGGTCAATATATGCAAGACGAATAATACTATCTACATCATGAGGATGAAATTTCTTAAAGCCACAAAAGCTCAATGTTTTTAATCCTTCAAAATAATCAGAGTACATAAAATATTCTATTGTTTTACCAATTGTATAATCTTCATTGTTTAAACGAACATCAAAACAATTTTCCATGGTATTATCGGATGGTTTTATTTCCAGTTCATCTCTATGAATTTGCATATCAATTGCTTTTAATTTATCTATAATAATATCACATGCTTTTTGAATAATTTCTTGATTGGTGTATATTCCGATGGTTTCAATTGTAAAATCAAAACTATCTTTTTTAAAAATCCTTAATGCGTCTAATAGTTGCCAATTTTTGCTTTCAAATGCTATTTCTTCTGCATTCAATCCAGCATCTTTCCATCCTTGCTGTTTTTTACCTAATTCTTCCTTGATTTTAACATCATCAGGAGTAAATCCATATGCACAAGTAGAAACACAATTGAACATTCCGTCATCTTTCGCGTTACTAATAGTAAATTCACATGTTAGATGGATTTTTTCACCAGGTAATTCATCTGAAATTTTTGGTCTCAATTTAACAAAATCGATAAAATATCCTGTAATATCTGAAGCTGGGAAAATTTCTCGAACGTCGTTCTCGGAAAGGTAACTGTCAGTTTGTAAATTTTTAATTTTAAAATGTTCTGTTGTTACAACCATAACAGTATCGGTGTTATTTTCTTCTTTTACTTCTAATAAATAGTTTTTAAGAGGTAGTTTTAAATCGCGAATATGAATAGGAATACAACTCAAACGTTGCTTCAAAATCTCATTGTTTAATCTACTCGTGTTACTATATATTGTTGCTTTATTTTCTTCGTATGGTGACGTTTTGAAAACAACAATAGGAATATCGGATAGAATAGTACGACGTACTGCATTAGCTAAACTTACATTAACACCTGATAATGTAAATTGTAAAGTATTACCTTTATCTGAAATGTTATCGATTTTTGGATTCATGTTTTTGGTTTGTATGTGGATTGGTATGTTGATTTGGAGATATATTATATTTATAGCTTATTATTTATATTTGTGTTATGGATATATAATATTTCAATTTTAATTTTATAAGATATAAAAATAAAGTTAAAAATAGTATATAAAAATATTTGTAATATAATATCAAATGAGTTGTATATTATATTATTCCAATTTCTGTAATCATTCAAAAAATATAATTCAAACATTATCAAAAACTAATTTAGGTAAAGATATTCATTTTATATGTATCGACAAAAGAGTAAAAGAGGACAATAAAACATATATTATTTTAGAAAATGGACAACGTATTATATTGCCTGACACGGTGAATCGTGTTCCAGCTTTGTTGTTATTAAACAATAATTATGAAATATTATACGGGGAATCAATATTGAATTTTTTCAAACCTAAACAAGAAGTTGCAGTAAAACAAGCAACCAACAACAATATAGAACCAATGGCATTTTCATTTGGAGGTGGTGGTGCGAGTGCATTTGGCATCATGTCGGATAATTATAGTTTTTTGGACATGAATTCAGATGATCTCTCCGCAAAAGGGAATGGTGGTGTCAGACAAATGCATAATTATGTTCATACTAATTATATAGACAATGAATCTATTTATACTCCTAGTGATGAATCGAGTATTAAGGCAGGTAAGGTACCAGAAGGTTTGACAGTGGAACAGTTACAACAACAGAGAGAACAGGAATATCAAAATTTAACAGCTAATGGAAATGGCGCTCAAAGAAGAATGTAATATTTTACGAAAAATATTATGATAGTGAATTCAAAAAGGTATTAATAATTTCGGTATAAAAAACTGCTCTATAATTATTATGATGGTCATTTTTGGTAAAAAATTCATTTTTGATGCGCATTCTATTTGCATCATAGGTAAATGAAGTAATGTCTAAAAACTTGATATTAGGTATTGACAAATTTCGAATTTCATTTTTTAGTTGTTCATTGAAATTCAATGCTATTTTTGTTCTCTCCACTATATTAGGCAATATAGCGGTAGATAATCTATTTTCTAATTTGATTAGGTCTTGTTCTTCTAAGAAATTTATGTGCGCATTTAATAATCCTTGTTTAATATGATCATCATCTAAAACAGGTAAACCAATCGAGAGTATTATAACGGACCTATTTGAAAAATTAGTTACTATATAATTTAAGTAATTTTTTATAACAGATAAATTAAAATCAACATAATTTATATTCTGGTTTTCTAAATATTTATGTATATATGAAAAATCTACATCTACACCTCCAAACAAAAAAAAATAAATGTTTGTAATCATTATTATTAATATTATTTATTATAAGATTATTATATTGTGATATGGAGTTAGGATTATTTAAACCTTTCGCGCTACCGCCACCACATGATAAATAAATATAATTATTGAATTTAATATCACCCGAATGACTATCACCTGTTAAAAAATTCATAAAAAATGTGTATAATAATTTTATATAATATAAATAGAGAAAAATATATAAAAAAATAGAGATAATATAGATAATATTATATATTATGTCGAATTCATCCACGATACTTACCGCATTCAACGATCATTTTATGGAGTTTGTCAGTGATATAGAAAGTGTTTTTCCAGAAGATCATGATATTGTTGCATCAAAAAATGCTTTTATTACTATAAGAAAAATAAATCCAAAACTAACTATTCGTGTATGGTCAGAATATGTAGTAGGTAAATACAGATCAGAAATAGAATCAGGGAATATTGATTATTTTATCAATAAAGATTATACACAAGATGTAATGGATTCCCCTAATTCGAAAAAAATTATTATGGGTATTGATCGATTAAGAAATCCAGTAAAAGAAATGAATGAAGAAAATAAAAAGAAATCAATGGTTTATATACAAAATTTAACAAAATTATGTACCTTGTATGGTAACATGAATGGTGGTTTTTAATAATTTGTTGTATAGAAAAAACTAGAAAACTAGAAAACTAGAAAACAAGAAAACCTAGAAAACAAAAAAACTAAAATAAATTAAAATATATAATTAGTTTTAGTTCAATTTAAATAATATTTATTATATTACACATATAATAAATGTCCAGTGATTCAACAACCGATTCCAAAGAAAATAATGTTATTCCTACAGAATTTAATAAAATAATAAAAGATTTTTCGAATGATTTGCGTACCACATTTCCTGAATACGCTCATTTTATTGACAAATGGTGGCAAAATACAAAATATCACAATCCAGTACAGTATTTATATGAATTCTGTTTAAAGAAAATGCCACCACGTTTTTTTGATATTCTCTATAAAAACGCGGATATGTTTTCTGAAAATTCTGATTTAGATACTGAATTTTTACCAAATATTCACTTTAGAAATCTATGGCAATGTGAAATTAGTGATAATACTCGTGAAACTATTTGGAGATATTTACAATTGATTCTTTTTGCTATTGTTGGAACAATGGATAATAGTGACGCTTTTGGTGAAACTATTAAAATGTTCAAGTCAGTAGAAGAGAATGATTTAAAGAACACGTTGGAGGAAACTATGGGCAAAATGTATGAATTTTTTGAAAATAATAAATCCGCGAGTGCCGGAGAAGATGGAGAGAATGGAAACAATGGAAACAATGGAGACAACGGAGACAACGGAGATAAGGACGATGCAGGTGAAAACGGTGAAGGAATTAATATGAAGAATTTCCCCAGTGCAGAAAATTTACATGAACATATTAATGGTATGTTAGGTGGAAAATTAGGTGAATTGGCAATGGAAATAGCACAAGAAACAGCTTCTGATTTAAATTTAGGTGCTGATGGTGATTTGAACTCGGAGTCAAATGTGAAGGATGTTTTTCAAAAATTGATGAAAAACCCAACAAAACTAATGTCATTGGTAAAAAATGTAGGAAGTAAATTAGACGAGAAAATCAAATCTGGTAGCATTAAGGAAAGTGAATTGATGACTGAAGCAAGTGATATTATCAATAGAATGAAAGATATGCCAGGAATGGGTGATATTCAATCCATGTTGAAAAAAATGGGTATGTCAAAGGGAATGGGAGGAGGAAAATTCGATTTTAATGCAATGGAAAGTAAATTAAATCAGAACATGAAACAAGCACAAATGAGAGAAAAGATGAAAGAAAAGGCTGAAATTAAAAAGACACAAACACAACAAGCACAAGCTCAAGCACAAGCACACATGCAAGAACGTGCTCAAAATTTTAATCCTATAACTGATGAACAATTAATTAATATGTTTAGTAATCAGACACCATCATCATCATCATCGTCTTCATCCAACCCAAATAATACAGCTAATGGAGAGAAAAAGAAGAAGAAAAAGAAGAAGAATTAGCAAGTTTCGTGGTATATGAGTGAAAACTATATGTAAATTATAATGAAAAATATAAGTAATATTGTAAAATATAAATATTATTATACAATATAAATAGAATAGTAAATATATTAAAATGTCTGGAAACCAAGTTGTTTTTAATGATAATACTAGCAACAATATGAAAGAAATTGATATTGATGTATGGGTTAGTAATCCGACTGTTTTATTAGATAAAAATACACTGTTTGAAATATGGCCAACACAACAAATGTGTTATGAAAGAAAAATAAATGCAATGTCAAGATTGATAATAATTTTAACTATTTTAGGATTTATTTTAACCAGATCTATGAAAATAGTCGTAGTTGGATTTATTACATTAATTGTAATTTATTTATTTTATTATCAAAATTGGTATAAATATAACAAAAATAACAAAGAGGGGTTCAATTCTGGAGATGATTCATCTTCTGGATATATACCAATTGTTAATGTTAATGTTAATAATTCTGATGCGGAATCAGTGAATCAATCCTCAAACACCAATACCAACCCTACCACCACCACCACCAACCCCACCTCTAACCAAGATGGCATTCCTTTAAAAAAATTTGTAAAAGACAATTATCAACCAATTACAAAAAAAAATCCTTTTGGTAATGTACTATTAACTGATATAATGGATAATCGTGACAGGCCATCCGCACCCCCTCTTTTTGAACCGTCTGTATCGGTTGATGTTACAAAAAATGTAAAAAAAATGGTCGGGCATGTGAATCCAACTATTAAATGTCTAGAAACACAAATTTTTAGTAATTTATATGATAAGTTTGATTTAGATCAATCCAATCGTGCATTTTATTCAACTGCAAATACAAAAATATCGAACGACCAAAATGCATTAGCACACTGGTTATATCATAACACTATATATAGTGCAAAAGAAAATACTCCTGAAGGTGCTATTGCAAGGGTTCAAGATAATTATAGATGGACTACTCCATAATAGTTTTTCATTTGTAAAATTGAATAAAATAATAAAAGTAATTTATAATATTTTTGTATTAATTTATATTATAATATTAATATAAATTAAAATAATCATCGATCATATATAATGTCATATTCAACATCCAATTATGTTTTTGATAATATGTCAAGAATTGGCAATGATTCATGTTGTGTCGATCAAAATACAATACAAAGTTTAGAAGCATGTAATTATACTCTAGAAAATTATTTCACCGCAGATTGTTCAATGAAAAATCCAATTTCATTAGCAACATCTCAACCATGTGTTAATTACAAGGGTGGATATAATGTAGCAGTAGGTGGTTGCAATATTAACGACAATTCAAAATTATTGATTGGTACTATTCAAACACATCCAAAATGCAGATTGGACTTATTTCATCGTCCTTTTGCAACTGTTCCATATTTAGGAAGAGGTAGTGTTGATCCAGTTATGGAATCACAAATCCAACAAGGTGATTATGGTACAAACAAAAAGAGTGTATCTAATTTAGGTGAATTTAGTTATTATAATCAATACGTTAATGTTCCACTCGTACCAAATGTTAAGAGCAAAATGAATAATCCATCGTATTGTGTAGAGGGTGTAGCATCCGAAGGCTGGGTTCGTGGTGGTGTTCCTTCGAGAGAACTAACAAGAGACCAGGATTTTGTTGTTGAAAACGATAAAACCAGCTCAGCATACGGTAATAACAATGTTTATTCAATGAATGTAAATTCTAGTATTAATTCTTATAGTTCGCTGTAAAATGCAAATGCACGAGTAAAAAACTAATAAAAAAATAATAATATTATATAATAATTATAACTATTATATAATATTCCCAAACATAACACGAATGGCATCTACAAGAAATAAAAATACAAGAGGAAATTATTGTTTAGAAGAAATTGCAAATGCAAATAGTAGAACATATACTATTTATAAAAATTCAGCTTGTAATGAAGCATATAATACACAATTGCCTGGGAATGGTCTGAACCCTGCTCAAATACCATGGAATAAATTATCTTATAACGCAGTTGATATCGAATCCTTTTTGTTTGGTGTCAATTCAACCAATTTAGTGGAACCAAAAGCACCATGTTTAACACCTGAATTAAAAGTTTTATCATCCGCTAATTTGTACGAAAATGAACCTACTTATGTACCAGAACCATTGGTGATTGAAAATAATCAACGTCCTTTTCCAGTGCCTTAATATAGAGATTATGAAATCAAAAATATAATATAATGAATATATAACATTAGATTATACATGCGGATGCGTTCTTATAAAAAAACACGCCAAACACACCCATCAAAAAAATGTAGTAAAAATAGTAAAAGTATGAAAAATAAAAAAGGGGGTGAGTGGTCCGGGTCTAGCAATAAATCAAATAGTTTAGGTGGTGATAACACAACATATGAATTAGTATATGATAATAATAATAAAAAATGTGAAATATGTGGTAACAATGATTACGAAAAAATATATGTATCTATCAACCGTTCTAAATACTTTGATGTAGGTACAACATTATTAGGTATGGGAAGTCTAAATTCTACTGCCGGACATCCTCTTACCATGTATAGATGTGTAAAATGTAATAATTGCAAGTTTTTTTATACAAAAACACAATTAAATAATGTAAATAATGTTGTAGTAGATAGAAAAATAGAAGATACGAACAGTCAAAACAGTGAAAAACAGTGAAAAACCTACTATAAATAATTAATACTCAGGTGTATGTTTTTTGAATAAACATCCATGTGAATCAAGCCCCGTAACCTCATTTGTAATGATGTCCGGATTTTGAAATGTACAATTTGACATCCATATCTTTACAATACAAAAATTTTTTTTAGGAGAAATAGTAATTCCATTCACACTAGCAACAAATGAGTCGTTTGTACTTATTGTATTACCAACTAACGCATAAGTAAATTCACGCCACACATCATACACATTTTTGTTAATTACTTTATAGGAAAAACATCCACCATTTCTGTTTTTAACATCCTCCCATATTGGTTTAATTCCCTCACGCATTATAAATAACATGCAATTTTTTACCAATATTTCTGGAAGAGTTTCCGTTATTGTAATTGCTTCTTCCACGGTAGTCATAGTAAAAATGTTTTTATAACTCTTTGGTGTCCAATCAGTATCATGAGGTAAATGTGCCCATAAAGTCCAATTATCGTTTAATTGATGGTGATTTTGTGTCATTGTATTGCTAATGGTAGTATTTGGAATTACCATTTATATATAAATTAAATCATTTTTTTTTATATCATTTACGATTATTATATATTCTATGTTAGATATATAGAATATATTTATAGGCATTTTATTAGATAACATGAGTCAAAGAAGTAGGCGGAGCATGGATAGAAGTAGAAGTAGAAGTAGATCGAGGAATAGAGAAAAAAGTACAAGTGTAGAATCTGAAAATTTTGTATCAGTACCATTAATTTCTAATTCACGTCGTACAACTCAAAAATATCAACCTGAATCGGTATCACCTCGTAGTAGCGTTCGTGAAAGACGTACAACAACTCAACATCGTAGCAATAGTCATGCGCCTAAATCCAGTATGAAAATGTCTGTATCTGCATCTCATAATAATAAAAAAGATTTGAAGGCTTCTACTATTATCAACGAACGTGAAGATGAAACATATAAAATGGTTTTTACAATTGGACGAATGAATCCACCTACCTCTGGACATATGGGACTAATATCTGAATTAATGGGATTAGCTCGGGAAAATAATCTGGATAATATTGGAATTGTATTATCTTCATCTGAAGATAATAAAAATCCTCTTTCGTGTAATAGAAAAACACAATACTTATCGGAAATGATTTCTAACATGTCTAACATGTCAAATATTAAAACGAATATCATTTGTAAAGAAACTGGATTCCCTATGTCAAATATATATGATTTGTTAAATGTATCAAGAGTTGATAAAGATAGTAAAATGTTATTAATTATTGGCGAAGATCGTGATAACGCATTTAATTGGTTAAAGAATTACTTTCCTAACTTGGAAATACGTGCGTTATCTAGACCTGAAGGAGCCATGTCTGCCACAAAAATTAGAGGTTTTGTTTCTGATAATAACAAAGACGCGTTCAATGAAGCATATGCTGGTATATTACAACAAGATACAATTGATGAATTATACGATGATATTTTTTCGGGGTTAATCAAGTATGCCAAAACATCTAGTAAGAAATCTACTAAGAAATCCCAAAAACGAGGAGGTAGAAAAACTAAATCAAAAAACAAAAAATCTAAGAAACGAGGCATTATTCGTCGCTAGAAGATTCAATTGATGATTCAAGTGATGATTCATTGGAATTTTCGGCGCTTGTAACTTCATATTCACTGTCGCTTTCTATAAAATTGTTCTTTATATCCAGTGTGTCAATATTTTTAATCTCATATGAATTTTCATATATATGAATGTAGTCTTTATCCAAATTAACATTATTCATATTCACTGACCCATCAATGTATCTTATCTCGCATCCGTCCAAATGTTCAATATTTTTTATCTCGCGTGAATAATATTCATTCATAAAATACAAGAGAAATTTTTTGTCAATCCTATTTCCATCTATTAAAAAATTGTAATCTAGAGTTGAAAAGTGAAAATCTATAAGCGTTTCATCTTCTTTCTTCAAATAAGGAATGGATAGTTGTAAAACAATGAATTTTACAGTCGAAGGAATCATATCAATACTATCAACATCCACACTCATATTGTCATTAAGACTATTTACATCTTCTTTTTGTATTATTTTTTTATGTTTTGTAGATTCATTGGATAAAATAATGAAATCATATGTAGATTCGTTTATTAACTCTTTATTTAATGAAACAGTTTTGTTTATTACATATCCATCTTTAATATATTCAAACATATAGGCATTGATTTGTTTTTCCTGAATATTTAACACCTTGTATAAAGTATTTCGTATTTTTTCTTCATAGTTTGTGCAAAGGTTTAATTTTTCATTTATTCGTTTGCATAATATTTGTAATTTACTGTATAAAACAATAATATCATAACTACAGTTGAATACTAAATTATTTAGTTTGTCTGATACAGAATTATCATTCATGGTTTCATAAATGCGAATCGATAAATATGAAAATAAAAAATAAAAAAACGCGTTTGGTAAATAATGGAAACTGAATCTTATAAATTGTAACGATAGAATTGCAGTAAAAAACGAGCCACCATACATTCCTATTGTGTTTAAATTTGTAGTTTTAACATCCTTAAATAGATTGCTTATCATATTCTTATAGTCGGTCATGTTTATAAATTTTATACGACTACTATTTTTATATTCTTTATATATATATATATGAAGAGAATGACAAAAAGACGTAGTGTAAAAAGAAATTTAGGAAAAACGAAAAAACGAAAAGACGATATAAGAAAAATTTAAGTAAAACGAAACGAAGATGTAAGAATAAGAAAGGAGGTGATAAAAGAAAGCGCAATCAAATTTATGGTTATACAACAATTACTATTAATGATAATACAATTATTTCAGATATATTAACAGAGTTATTTAATAATGAAGATAAATATGGATGTAACTGTAACTTTATAATAAATGATGAACTTGATCATCCATATGCTGTTCAAGTTTCAATTTCACATAATTGTAACTTAAACATTTTACCATATTTTTATAATTTACCATTCCAACATACTATATCACAACTAGATTTTAACACACTATTAAACCAGAATTTAATAGAAAATTTTAACATTTATATTAATGATGATCCTAGTGATGATTATATTAGATTCGACATAACTTTTAAGAAGGATGATATAATTATTCTAAATAACATTAAGCCAATGGGTTCCAGTGCAAATCCAGATTTTAATGAAAAACTAAAACAATTATTAGCTAAGAAAAACCTTTTGAATAAAAAAACAAAATATGATAAATAATTTTATTCATCTAAAAAATAACATAGACATATACAGTGATAACAATATAAAATTGAACGTTTTATATTGTTGAATTACATAGTATAACAATAAATGAATATAAACAACTTGTCACCAGAACAAAAATACGCTCTATATAAATTCAAACGGGGCGAAAATCTATTTATAACTGGACCCGGGGGGACGGGAAAAACATTTTTGATACGACATTTGATAAATTCAGCAAAAGAAAGCAAAAAGAACGTACAAGTGTGCGCTTTAACTGGGTGTGCATCTGTTTTGCTTAACTGTGGTGCGAGAACTATACATTCATGGAGTGGTATTAAATTAGCACGAGGTGATTCACATAATATAATAGAATCCGTTTTGCGATCAAATCGAACAGTAAAAAATTGGCAATCGGTAAAAATATTAATAGTAGATGAAGTAAGCATGATGTCAAAAAAAATATTTAATATATTGAATGAAATAGGAAAACGGGTTAGACACTCCCCATTGCCGTTTGGTGGAATACAAGTAATTTTTACAGGAGATTTCTTTCAATTACCACCAGTGGGAAATAATATGAATGATCCGGGAAGTGAAGAGTTTTGTTTTGAGTCGGATGACTGGTACAAAGTTTTCGCTATGGAAAATCATATTGAATTGAATAGCATTTTTAGACAAAAAGATCAAGATTACATTGACATATTAAATGAAATACGAATCGGGCAACTATCTGAAAAAAACATACAAACATTAAAAAAATATGTGGGTCGCGAATATTTAAAACCAGATAATACCCTATATACACCTACCAAGCTGTTTCCAACTCGCGCAAAAACAGATTATATAAACAATGTCATGTTTAATACGTTGGATGAGGATGAGTATCATTTGGAAATAGGCGTAAAAACAGATTGCACAGTTTTGTTGGATGGTGGCAATAATAAAAACGGTGGAAATACATTTAGTTATGAACAAATATTGAAATGTAACAGGATGACACAACAAGAGAGAGAATATGAAATAGAAAACTTGAAAAACAATACTCCATGTGAAAAAATATTGAAATTAAAGGTGGGTTCGAATGTATTATGTTGTGCCAACCTTGATCTGGATAGTGGAATATGTAATGGTTCTCAGGGTATTGTAACACGAATTGAAGAACGAGGGGAAGCAACACTTATTGAGGTTAAATTTACGAATGGTATTACGCGTATTATTGAGCCACATTGGTGGCAGTCGGAAGAATATCCATGTATTGCAATAAAACAATATCCTCTTTTATTATCATGGGCTATGACAATACATAAAATACAAGGTGCTACTTTAGATATGGCAGAAATTGATATTGGTACTTCTATATTCGAATATGGTCAAACTTATGTGGCGCTCTCTCGAATCAAGTCATTAAATGGTTTATATTTATCCGATTTTAATCCAAACAAAATAAAGCCAAACCCGAAAGTAATCAATTTTTACAAGGGTATTCCAAAAATTGATTTGAGCAAGGTGGATAAATCTGAAAACAACGCAAACTTTAATACTAGTAATAGCAATATATTTTCACAATTTGCATATAAAGAATCTGCTGTGGATGAATTAGAAGAAGAAGAAGACTATAGTGAGTAGGGTTACATATTGGTTGGATAAGGATAAAATTTTGATATATTCATGTAATTATATACTCCTTGTGATGAAGTTGTAGGTGTAGGTGTAGTAGTAGGTGTAGTTGTAGTAGTAGGTGTAGGTGTAGTTGTAGGTGTAGTTGTAGTTGTAGGTTTATTTGTTGCTGGAGGGTTATATGTATTCGCAGGAGGATATCCCATAGCAGGAGGGTAAATCGATGGTTGTGGATTATAGGGCGTTTGTGGTGAATAAACATTTGCTGGAGCTGTGAATTCCGCAGTTTTACTATTTGCATTTTCATTATATGTTGTGCTACCAGTTGTTTTACTTAAACCAAAAATATATAAAATTAAACTTACTATAAAAGTCATCATAATGAAGGGGATAAACACAATGATCCATGATATAATTGCTAAATCACGTTGACATAACACATTCAATAAAATAGTCATTATTATCATGATAAAAAATTTAACTACTGCACTGTTTATTAGTCCAGTATATAAGTCCATAATAATCTGAACAACTGAAAATACAACATATATAATAGCGGGGGTACATAATCGTTCCATTTGTATATTACTATATAATATACAAATACTAAAATATTTTTTGTGGATTTGTTTATAATATTAAATGAAAATCGCATTGCCGTTTTTAAAGTTTCCTACAATATCACCTGGATCACCATCTGCATCTATTTTATAAATTTCACCATTTTCTTTGTCATTTGTAAAATATAATACACTTTTTATTTCAATTTCATATACTTCTTCTTCCTCTTCTTCTTCTTCAACCTCTTCAACCTCTTCAACCTCTTCAACCTCTTCAACCTCTTCAACCTCTTCAACCTCTTCAACCTCTTCAACCTCTTCAACTTCTTCAACCTCTTCTTTCTCTTCTTCCTCTTCTTCCTCTTCTTCAACCTCTTCTTCAACCTCTTCTTCAACCTCTTCTTCAACCTCTTCTTCTACTTCCGCATTTTCAATATCTATAATTTTGGTATATAGTAATTTTTCATCTGCAGATGATTCTGTAACAATTTCTTCTATTTTTAATGAAATATGTTCCTCTGTTTTATTATTTATTCTAATCATTTCATCTTTTAAACTAGCAATTTCATCTTTCAATTTAATAACTACATTATTCAAAGCATCAAATTCTCTATTCTTATTTTTAATTACTTGTTGATACTCTAATAATTCACTTTTTAATTTACTATTTTCCAACTTTAACTTCTCTGTATAATTTTTAAAAACAGGTAATTCTATTAAACTATTAAACGTATGATCATAATCATTCATTTTTTTTGATATATTATTTACAATTTTTTTTAATCCATTGTTCAGATTATTATTAACTTCATTTAATAAATTCTTGAGATCCTCTTCAATATCATTTGTATGTGTTTGTGCGGATGCCGATGCATTATTGTAATCAATACCCATTTACTTGCTTTAATATAATAATCTATATGGTATTATATAAAAATTCGTTTAATACATTTTAAAAAATAATAAATTTAATGTATAATCATAGGCATGGATTCAATAACTATTTCACTTACCAATAATTTAGATAAAAGTGAAACACACATCAAAGACGATCAAAAAAACAATCAAAAAAACAATCAAGAAATCGATATTGTGTTACGTCAAACAAATTATACAAAAGAAGTAGCAATACAAAAATTAAAAGAACATAACAACAACACGATTAATGTAATAAAAGAATATATGGGTGTCAAACCTACTGAAAAAAAGACACCATTAAAATCGTTCAACCAGGAAATATATAAACAAATTAGAATAAAATTAGATTCATCTATGGATGAATATAGAGCAAATCAACATGGTAAAATAAATACAATCTAAATTTTTAAATTTGATACTAAACCAAATGTTTCATTTACTATGGATGCTTTTGTATTACCATTGAGAATATTGGCGGTCGCAGTTGTGCTTGTATTTATGTTTGTATTGTTATTCGTCGATAATGACGAGCTCAAATTGTTTGTTTTTTGATGTGATTTTTTTGTAACCTGAAAATTATTTGTAGATATAATTTTATTATTTATTATAAAATCTTCATTGTCTATATGTAATTCGGGCATAATACGTGTTAAAGGTTTATCAACAATCAAAAACAATCGATCATTACGGATCAATGCTCTATATTCATTAATAGATAGATTACCATAATATTTTTCTAACATGTAAAATGGAGAAGGTGATGGTTTGATATTTTTAGTATAATTATATATTTTTGCATAAATATGATTCATTAAATGGTAACGTTCAAATTTAGTAGAGCTATCAATGCTCTCATTCATTAGATATGCAACACCACATTCAGGAGTACAAAAACAACCATATACATGATATGATTCTTTTAAAAAATATTTTGGAATGTAAATTGGAGGATTATCAAAATCACATGTGCACCAAAAACATGCTGATTTTTTGTCTTGAACGTTGTTTAGATGTAAATTCATCTCTAAATCTTTTAGTTTTTTATAAATTTCTTTTGTATCGTTTGCATTTGCTGTTGCGTGTAGGGATATATTAGATTGTGATTGTGTATTAAATGAAGTTGGTGAATCGTTATTAATTTCAATATTCGGATTATATGTTGAATTAATTACATGTATAATTTTATTATTTGATTTTTGTTTATCATCTACGTCTGCAGCTACTATACTAGATATATCTTCATTAATGACATCATACAATAAATTATTTTTAGATGGAAATTTATAAGAATCAATATTATCAACATTATTTGTGATTTGATTATCCAAATCTTTTAAAAAACATTTAAGATGTAATATAATATTTGGTTTTTCTATATTATTTGAATTATCAATAATAACATTGTGTATTATTTTACCACCTTTTGGTTTTCTGCCTCTTTTTTTAAGTGGTGGTTTTGTTTCTATGTTTGGTTCTTGATCATCAGTAACAAGACCGTTTTCATTTTGTTTATCATATGAAATCTGATCGGTTGATGACACTGATTCTGTTATAGCTTGTGTAATATTTATCTTGTTTTGTTCCAATGTTTTTTTGTTTAATGAATTAGGTTTTCTACCTCTTTTGGATTTTTGTACAACAACAGGTACATTATTGTTTGTATCTGGAATACTAGTGGAATTCATTTTAATTTATATTATGAATTATAATATAAATTATAATTTAAGCTGTTTTAATATATATTTTTTCATTTGATTTGTTGATTTGTTGATTTGTTGATTTGTTGATTTGTTGATTTGTTGAGTTGTTATTTTGTCCTTTATTATACTAGTCTGATTGTTTCTTGTCGAGTACATCGTAACAATTTCTACACACAGGTATATAATTATCTGACCCTATCAAGAATTGTTCTTTTTCATTGGAAATACGTTTTGAAAATATGCCTGGAGTACCATTTTTACAAATACCACAAAGGGAATTCAGTTTGGTAACTTTATCACACATTGGAATTAAATCCAATATTGTACCAAATTTTTGTCTTTGAAAATCACCATCCAACCCGCAAATATAAACCTGTTTCTTTTCTCTCAACATGTCCAATACACACAAGTACAAATCTTCGAAAAACTGTCCTTCATTTATTAAAATGACATCCGCATTTCTCATTAACATGTGATGTTCTGATTGATCACTGTAATTTTCATCGAGAGAATCATAATTCCATAAATCCATTAATGATTTTGTTAAAATACAAGGCACCACTGTTTTATCATGTGTCGATAATAAATTGTTGTTATTAGTATAACGATTATCAGATGAATGATTTATTACTGCAATTGCTATATTGCACAATTTACATTTTTTATAAACATCCAACAAATAAGAAGTCTTTCCCGAAAACATAGGACCGATAATTAATTCTAAATAAGCATTTTTAAACATTTTTGGAGTTGAAGATGGAGTTATTTCAAACATGTATGTAAATACTAGAATCTTATTATTTCATTTTTTTTATTTATTATATAAAAAAACACGACACAAATACAAATATAAATATATATTGTGTATAACTTAAATAAACATTATTACATATTTACATACATGTCCGAATTAACTATTACTAATGATATACATAGCAAAAAATTTTGCCCATTTGTAGAGAAACATCGTCCAAGTAATTTTGATAATATTGTATTAGATCCCATTAACAAAATCATACTTAAAAACATTATAGAAACTTCGAATTTTCCTAATTTAATTTTTTATGGGCCACCTGGAACAGGTAAAACAACTACCATTATTAATCTGGTAAATGCTTATCAAAAAAAACTAAATAACGTAAATAAGGGATTAATGATTCATTTGAATGCGTCAGACGATAGAGGAATTGATATTATTCGAAATCAAATTAATATATTCGTAAATTCAAAACCTCTTTTTGATAACGGAATGAAATTTGTCATATTAGATGAAGTGGATTATATGACAAAAAATGCACAACAAGCATTGCGTAATCTATTACAAAGTTATACAAAAAATGTGCGTTTTTGTTTAATATGTAATTATATTAGTCGTATTGATGAAGGGCTTCAAACTGAATTTATTCGATTAAGATTCAATCAATTACCACAACAAGAAATTATAATGCTATTGAGACAAATATGTGATATTGAAAAATTAGAAATAAGTGAAGATAATTTAAACTATATACAAAAATTACATAACTCGGATATTCGAAGTATGATCAATTTTATACAAACAAATCAGAATTTAATAAACTTGAATGTAAAACTTAACATCATAAACAACGATGTTTATAAAAACCTATTAGATATTATTGTATCGAACAATGAAGATGTTTATTTGACAAAATGTTTGGAATATATTCATGATATAAGCGTATCATATAACACGGATAAAAAAAATATTATGAAAAATTTCCTCAATTATATTATTCGTAACAAGATAGAGATGGTTAGTCCAATGTTTTTAAATTCCATGGAAAATATATTACATTATCCTGAATGCAAAAATAGTTATTATATTTCTTATATTTGTTGTAAAATTCGTGGTATCTGCTTATCAATATAAAATTGATCCCGTTTGCATTCTTTATATACTATAACAAATACTATAACAAATACTATAAGAAATATAATATAAAGAACATCCATATAAAGACATTACTCAAATATTATTTAATCAAACGATATAAAGAAAAATTAAACCGGTTAAACTATTTCGTGCAATATGTATGGTGCTTTTAATCATCGCAGTGATAGTAATAGTATTAGCAGTGGTAATATAAAAAAATCACAAACTACACACCATACCCACAAAAATAAATTAATTGATGATGAATGGAATGATTTTATAACATCTTCGAATAATGACGATGATGACAATGATGACACTGGATATAATTTACCATCTACATTTGACGATAAAATATCAGTGGAAGAATCAGACAATACAAATATAATAAATAAAGTTTCCAACATCTATATATCAACAAAAACAATTATAGCGTATTTAAACGTAGAAATAGATTTATATTCGATTTTTTGGAAAATACCGATTATTCCTTATTCTCAACCAAGCGACGGTGTTATTAAGAAACAAATGAAATTTAATTCACTCTCAGAAGAGGCGTTCAATACAATGAAGGAAAATTTACAACATGAAGACTATTATGAAGAATTTGTGATTACCAATATCAACAATCCAAATGGACGGGTAAAATTTAAGGATATTCGAAAGATAAGCATTGGTATTTCTAAAAAAGATTTGATTTCTTATCGACGCAAAAAGAAGAGCGCGTTTTACAATTGTTTTGTTCTAATATTACGCATGTTTATGAATGATACGTTTAAAGAATATCATGTTAAATTATTTAATACTGGAAAACTAGAGATCCCAGGTATTCAAACCGATCATGCTTTTAATGCGATATTAAATATGATTGTTAATATACTACAACCTTATTACGATAAAAAAATTGAATATGATACAAAAAACACTGAAACTGTCTTGATAAACTCGAATTTTAATTGTGGATTTTACATAAATCGTGAAGTTTTATTTGAAGTTTTAAATGCAAAATATCACATACAATCAATATATGATCCTTGTTCTTATCCTGGGATACAATGCAAATTTTATTATAATCCAGACATTGGAATACAAACAGGAAGTCAAATTTCAAAGGAAAATAAAGATTTATACAAAAATATAAGCGAAGTCTCATTCATGATTTTTAGGACAGGTAGTGTGCTAATTGTAGGAAAATGTGATGAAAAAATATTAATGATTATTTATGAATTTTTAAAAGAATTATTAGTTAAAGAGTTTAATATTATAAGTCAAAAATTTCATTACGACATTAATTCTGTAACAGAAAAAAATAATGAAAAAATTAAAAAACGTAAAATCATGAAAAAAACAATTTTAGTTTCAAATTAGTAAATCGTTCAAAAATATAAATAAAAATCAAATAATAATTTAAAGAGTTAGTTTATTTATATTTATAATTATAAATATAAAACAATGTCAGAGCAAAATAATTCTACTACCGTTGCCACTACTGGTGGCAAACCTGCATCCGCATCCAACTATTCATTACCATCTGAAGTAACATTAAAACACGCTTCAAAACTGGCCATTGTAGAAGATAAACCAATTATGTTAGATTATTGGACACCTAGTTTAGACAAAAAGGCACTTATTGGAGTAAGAGAAACTGGAGAGAAATTACTTGTTAAAAGTGAAGATGAATATACAAGTCCAATATCAAAATTCTATAAAAGTAATACTGAATATATTATTATTACAGAAAATTCTATTTATTTAGTATCATCCGATATTCCTACTAGAAAAATATCGTAAATGATTGCATAGTAAATTTTTTTTGAAATAGCTGAATAGCTCAAGAGATAAAATATTATACAAACGTATAAAATTTTATAAACATATAATATAAACATTACATATAAATGAGTTTCTGGTATTTTGATTATGGTTTTTTATATAAGAACAAAGGTCCTGGTGGTTGCAGAAAAAATCCATCTTATGGTATAATTACTGGGTTACCTGCAAATGTTAATAATAAATTTGTTTCTGGTGCAGGTGTTGGCGCAATGAATCGTTCTGTCTATAGAGCTAAAAAAAGACATGCAACGGTTTGTAATAATACTCAAAAATGTGGTAAATTTGTCATGAATTTAGGTCAGCATCCTACTAAATATCAAATGCAAATATCAGATGAATATCCAAATATTATTCTAGAACAGTATTTAATAGCAAAACAAAAAGCTAGTGAGCCTGGTGCGTCAAAACAAACAATAGCCGAATATAATGCATTTTCTGCAGTGTTATTGAATAATTATAGCTAGAATTTATGAGTCATAAAAAATTAAGTGTTGCTATTTTTACTGTTTAACAAAAAAAATTGATTTAAATATTATATTTTTACATGAATTAAAATTAAAATATAATTTAACTTATTACTTATTACCTATTATCTATTACATATTCAAATACTTATTTCTAGTAACATACATTACGAAATAAAATTAAAATGAGTTTCGGTATAACATCTAATCTTTTAGTGACCACTGTTCTTTGCACAAGACTACTTTGTGAATACAGTTTGTTGGACCAAAATATCATGGAGTTACGCAAACAAAATATTCTAAACGAATTGAAAATTCTAAAACTGAAAGGTAAATCTGTGATATTTTCAAATCAAGAAATGATAGCAGGTAAAGTAGTTACTGAATTTACAAACAGAAAAATTATCAATATTATGGTTGTGGCTAAAACACAATCTGGAAAAACTGGCAGTATGTTGGCCACTATAAAAAAATACCTAGAAGATACTAACAATTTAATACCAATCGAAAATATTTATATCATTACAGGTTTATCATCATGTGAATGGAAAAAACAAACCAAGGATAGAGCACCTGAGAGCATACAAGCTAGGGTATATCATCGTTGCGAATTACCAAATACTTTTGTTGACGAAATCAAGGATAAAAAGAATATTCTTATTATTATGGATGAGATTCAAGTTGCAGCAAAAAAAGGTCAAACCATTTACAAAGCATTTGATAGTGCTGGATTATTAAATAAACAAAAATTATATGATAATGATGTTAAAATATTAGAATACACCGCCACACCTGATGGAACCATTTATGATTTGATGAAATGGAACGATTCATCAAGTAAAATCCTAGCAGAAGTAGGTGATGGTTATGTTAGTTCTTATGATTTATTACAATTGGGAAGAGTAAAACAATACAAAGACTTATGTGGTTACAATAAAGAAACGGATGATATTGATGAAAAAGTGTTTGAAAATATTGAGGAAATTAAAAATGACATAGAAAACTATAATAGACCTTTGTATCATATTATTCGAACAAAAAATGGTATAGAACAAGAAATTACTATTGAAAATTTTAAGAATATTTTTGAACCTGATACCCATAATTTTATAAAATATGATGGTGAAAGTGATATTGAAGACATAAATACAACATTGTCGACCAAACCTTCAAAACATACTTTTATATTCATTAAAGAAATGTTACGTTGTGCTAAAACGTTAAAAAAACAACACATTGGTATTCTTTATGACAGATGCAGTAAAAATCCAGATGACTCTGCAATAATTCAAGGATTAGTAGGAAGAGATACTGGGTATGATAATAATGGAATAAGTATATGCTATACCAATGTAGACAGTGTTGAACGTTATGAAAAATTATGGAACAGTAAATTTGAAAATACAACAATTAAATGGAATTCAAAAACAACCAAGTTTGCTAACGGCATTCTTTCAGGTAAAAATACATTTAATGATCCAGCAGACTATGATGGATTTTCAGTTGCCAGTGATGAAAGTGAAAATCTAAGAGAACCAATTATTAAAAAGTTTGATACTCAAAAAGAAGCAAAAAAATATTATGTTACAGAATTAAAAGAACGTATAGGAGGGAGGGGACCAAATACTATTAAACCTAATGAAAATGGATATTATGAGGCAACTATTCGTTCAATTAAAAAGATATTCTCTTGTACTGAAATTAGAGAGAATAGAAGATACGGATTAAATGATAATAACTATCGATTTTATCCCTGTTATGAAGAGATAAATAACAAAGAAACATTACAATGGTGGTTTATTCACTATTAAAATAGCTGGAGCTGTTACTTTACACAAATTATTATAAAAATATCATTACCATATACAATAATAAAATAAAAAAATATTTATATAAAAATTACATATATTACATGTTTTTTTATTGGCAAAACAAAAAGCCAGTCAACCTGGAGCATCCAAAGAAACAATCGATAAATATAATGCATTTTCTGCAGTGTTATTAAATAATTATACTTAGTTGGTTAATTAGTTTCATAATAAAATAGACACATGCGTAATAAACATATAATATATTTTTTACATTATATATGTTATCAGTCCGACCTTTTACATTTATATTGTATAACATATAATCAAAAAAGATAAAAAGAAAGATAAAAAGAAAGATAAAAAAATTGAAATTATTAATTTATAGTAAGTAAAACAATAAAAACAAAGGATATGAAAATGGAAATACAAGTTGAAACATTAACGGTTTATGAAAATAAAATAATTAAAATAATTAAAATACAATCATGGTTTCGAGGTTGTTTGTTGAGATTAAAACAACTACCTTTAATTATGTATAAAATCAAGAACCATCTGAAATCACAAACATTTCAATTTTCAACTCAAAATGAAGATGGTAGAATAAATAGTTGTACGGATGAAGATGGAGTAATTAAACTACTTTTTGAAAAATTTGGTGAAAAAATAAAAAAACCAAAAAAACGAATGTGGTACGATATTTTGGCATTTGATTCTATGTATGGATGGATTCCTATTAATATAAAGACAACTACTACAATGACTAGCGATAATACAGGTAATTTGGCAATGTGTGTATATGTTTATACGGATGAAATATTAGATATACATAGAGACAAATCATACGAAAATGGTAAAATGAGTGATATACTTTTCAATAAATTACAAAATAAAAAATACAATACCAGCAATAAAAAAGATTATTATTTTATAGTATTGAACAAAACAGATTCAAGTGATATAATTGTTAATAGTGTAAAAGGTTTGACAATATTAACACCAAATATAAATAATTTACCATTTCAAATTTGTTGGGATAAAAATAGATCATTTACATATGAAAATATAAACAAAAAAGTGAAACAATTTGTTGAATGCTTACAAAAACCACGACCTAGTTGGCATGAAACTTTTATGTCAAATATGAGAACTTTACATGTATAAAACTAAAACTACACCAGATAGTCTCTCGGAATGTATGAATTACATATCTGTCTATGCCCTATTTTAAATCTTCCGGAAAACATAAAATTATTTTTAAAACTATTGCTATTAATATATGTCACTACATTACTTAAATTACATTCTTTTTTCGGTTTAAGCATTAGCAATCCACCTCCAAAATATTGGACTTTACCTAAAAATGACACGTTGGATGCTCTTGTTAAATTATAAACATAAATACAATCTTTGCCAAGATTTGCGTTTATGGTACTAATATTTCTAGGAGCGCCCCATTCAAACCAATTTTTTTCATTGAATTTTCGTATTCCTCTTCCAATAAGCTCATTTTTATATTGAAATAAATGTTTGTTTATTTTGTCATTTTCACATGGGTATCTCTCAATACAAATGTATTTATCAATTTTATCTTGCCCATTTAATACTTCAATATTTCCTAATTCCGCATTTTTATAGACTTCTTCTTTTCCACTAACAAGTCCAACATAAATATCAAAATACTCCTGAAACAAGTAACCATTATTACTTTCTTTTTCCTCAAATGTAATTAATCCATTGCTGTTTGTAATATAAACAGCTTTGTCGTTATATAATACTTTTTTTCCAATTGAACCATTTTTACAATATCTGAATACAATAACATCGATAGATGCATTTTCAAACATTTTTTCATTATGAGGATGAAATATATGGGTAAAAGTTCCATGCTTCATCATATTATTTAATAATGTAGATGCACTTGTCAATTTAAAGAAATCGGATGGAACTATAAATATTAACTCACCATTATCATCGAGTAAATTATAACATTTTTCAGTAAAATCAATATATAAATTTCCTTTTTTGGTTCTTACATAAGGTGGATTCCCTACTATTGTTTTGTATGTTTTTGTAATGGTTTGTTGCATAAAATCGCCATAAATAACCTCATCTTTTTGTATATTATCTAGCAATTCAATTTTTGTATCAATTTCATACATGTCAAACGTAACATTTTGTTTTTTATTTATAATAAAACTAATTAAATCTCCTTGACCTATAGATGGTTCTAATATATTAGACGGCTCATTTAATATAAATTCATATACTTTTTCTTTGAGATCATTGTGTGTTGTAAAATATTGGCCTAATTTATTTTTATTTTTCGACGTTGTAGCTAATTTTTGTGTTTATACTATTATACATAAATATATAATTAAATCAATTTTTCTTTTTACTTTTTGTTTATACGTGATGATATAGAAGTATTTATGTATATTATATTATATATTTAAACCATATGTGTATATACTACAAAAATAATAATTATATATAGAGTTTTTCAGTCTCATCGAAAAAACAAAGAAAAATTGCACAAAAGTTTTTTGGAAAATGAAAAATGGACATTTTAAAATGTCCAAAATTTAAATTATAAAAAAACTTTTGCGAAAAACATGTTTTGTGACCATAATTCAAATTTATCGTCACACTACCAAAAAAATAATTTTCAAAATGTTACGTTAATTTTTTCATCAAACTAATTAGTTTGTTTTAGGCGATTTTTTTTGTTAAAGAATTATATGAGTTCTTTAACAAAACATTTAACCAATAATGTCGTAAAAAATAAGGAGTATATCTTATGTGAATATTGTAACTATAAATGCAGTAAAAAATGTGATTTTAATAAACATATACAAACCAATAAACATAAAAAAGCGATTTTATTAACTAACCAAGTGATTTCTTTAACAGAAAATACCATTCAACCAAAATCTATTTGTGTAAATTGTAATAAATTATATAATTCACGTGTTGGATTATGGTATCATAGTAAAAAATGTAATAAAAATTTAGAATCACAAGATATTAATATGCAAATTCAAGATATAGATAAATCAAATGAAGATAATAACACCATAATATCATACCATGAATTGCATAATATAGTTTTAGATATTGTGAAAAGCAATCAAGAATTGCAAAAACAGAATATGGAATTACAAAAGCAAATGATCGATGTTTATAAAAATATACAACCACTGGTATCAAATACAATCAATCAGACAAACCAAACAAACCAAACCAACAGTCATAATAAAACGTTTAATTTGCAGTTCTTTTTGAATGAAACATGCAAAGATGCAATGAATATTTCCGAGTTTATTGATTCTATTTCTCTCCAATTGTCAGATTTGGAAAGTCTAGGTAAATTAGGATTTGTTGAAGGAATATCTAATATAATAATAAAAAACTTGAAGGCATTGGATGTCGAAAAAAGACCAGTACATTGTAGTGACATAAAGAGAGAAATCATGTACGTAAAAGATGAAGATACATGGGAAAAAGAAAACGAAGAAAAGAAAAAAATAAAACAGATAATTAGTAGCATTGTTAGTAAAAACTTGGGATTGTTACCAGAATTTCAGAAAAAATATCCAGAATGCATGAAATCGGAATCTAGAAAATCGGATGAATATAATTTAATCATCATGGAGACGATGGGAGGCATACCAGGGAATGGAGAGAAAAACAAAGACAAGATAATCAGAAAAATTGCAAAAGAAGTTACAATCGATAAAGAATGAAATCGCCTTAATGATTATTCTGAATTTATTAATTAGAAACATGAATATTATTTTTGTAATTATTTTATTACGATGTATGCAGTCATTACAAAAATAATAAATGTAATCTGGAGGAGGTTAAGTCTCCTTCAAAAAAACAAAGAAAATTTGCACAAAAGTTTTTTGGAAAATCAAAATTGGACATTTATTTTTGTCCATTTTTATAATCTACAGAAAAGTTTTGAAAAATAAATAAAAAAATGGGTTGTGACGATGATCGTCATAATGCCAAAAAAATAATTTTCAAAATGTTACGATAAATTTTTTGAAAAATAAATCCCACAGAAATCGTTTATCTTTAGATGTAATTTTGTAAACAAAATATATATACAAATGTTTACAAATCATGATGAAAATACATCCAAAAATTTTGAGTGTAAAAAATGTGACTTTATATGTAGCAAGAAAGGTGATTGGACTAGACATATAAAATCACTCAAACATATCAAAATGTTTACAAATGATGACATTTTTACATCAAATGTTGACAAAAATTACATCGATTACATCAAATTACATCAATGCATTTGTGGTAAGGAATTTAAATCAAGACAAAGTTTATACATGCACAAAAAGAGACACGATTGTGATAATAAATTAAATATCCAAACAGCGGATCTCAGTGATAAAGAGCTCATAAGTTATTTAATGAAAGAAAATAGTGAATTCAAAAGCATGTTGTTGGAGCAGAATAAAATGATGATGAATATAGTACAAAATAGTCATTCTTCTATATCGAATACGATCAACCAAACCAACCAAACAAACCAAACCAACAGTCATAATAAAACTTTTAATTTGCAGTTTTTCTTGAATGAAACGTGCAAAGACGCAATGAATATATCAGAATTTATTGATAATATTTCTCTTCAATTGTCTGATTTGGAGAATGTTGGACAATATGGTTATATAGAAGGAATATCCAATATTATTATTAAAAACCTAAGAGCATTGGATGTTGAGAAACGACCAGTTCATTGTAGCGACATAAAGAGAGAAATCATGTATGTAAAAGATCAAGATAAATGGGAAAAGGATGAAGCGGATAAAAAGAAAATAAAACAGGTTATTAGTGCAATCGCCCATAAAAATCGGAATTTATTGCCTGAATATCAAAAGAAGTACCCAGACTGTATGAATCCAGCATCCAAGAAATCAGATGAATATAATCATCTTATTATGGAATCATTAGGGATTGGAAATGGAGCAGAGAATACTCAGTCAAAAATTATCAGGAAAATAGCAAAAGAAGTAGTTATTGAAAAAGACTGATCGACAGTAAGCTCAACCAGCAAACCATGTTCTGTTAGGAATTCGTTTAACTAGTGGACTATCCAGATAGGCATGAATACGTATATTTTCTTTTTCATATGAACTACCTGCGTGTATCAAATCAGCACGAAAAATCACAACATCGCCCTCATCCATAACAAGTTTTCGATGAATACCATTCAAATCCCAAATATCCAAATATGTTTCTGGCATGACTGCCACCAATACTAACAACGGAACACATGTTGAATCTGTTATATTTTTTATAGTTTCAGTATTATAATCGGTATGAGGTTGTTGTTCATTGCAACCAGCAAAAGATTTCAAAATAACCCAGTTACTGAAATATAAACGTGAATTCGACGGTAATAAATTGTATATTTTTTCTTCTAATCTTTCTATAAATTCGGTAATTATTTTGTTATTATAACGAATTGTAGATTGTATTCTTTTTTTATCGTTTTTCACACCATTAAAAATAGGTCCCCCGTATTTACTATCGACTTGTTTATTCAAAAGAAACCTTAGCCTTAACATTACACTATCGTCCGCATTACATATATTTTTATAAATGTGGTAACCATTTTTATGAATATTATCATAATATTCTGTCATTTTTTTAGTAATGCTTCGCGTAATTCGTAACACCATTGTATCAATAATATAAATATCAAAATGTATTTATATTATCATAATAACATTAATAAAAATGCTTACACCTTTGGTATAATATTCGTATAGTACCCCCACAATAACAATCCAACAACGCATTTTGAAAAGCAATCCAATATATTCATTGCAATATTTTTGTATTCATCGCCCAATAAATAAACTAACCCATAAAATGACCACGTAACAACATAAATGACAAACAAATAATATTTTGATAATCCCTTATCAATAACAGTATAATTTTTAAATATTATATAAAACATGATTACAAAAGGAATAAATCCCCCAATACATGCTACAGATCTATTTAATACCTTTGTTTCACCTAAATATCCAACATATAACATGACATAATTTAAAAATATAATCAATAAAACAGTAGTTAAATGTATTATTTTTTTCGATTCCTTTGCTAAAACTAAACATAAACTTAATAACATCATAGGGGTTGTAATCGACCAATCCAAGTAACGTATCTTTGTTATTGCATCCCAATCAAACATCACATTTCTTTTTTTGTAATCATCAATCATACCGACAAAGACAGAATAAAAATAACCACCTACCAAAGAAATACACGTTTCTAAATTGAAAATATGACGAACTAAAGGATTTTGCGTACGTATAGCTTCAATAAATGTAACCAATGATGTAGTTAGTAACAATATATAAGTCAGTGTAAATGAGGTTTTAACCGCATCCAATTTACCATCTTTTGTTACATCTGTATTTTTTATGCTTTTTGTGCTTTTTTGTTTATTATCCTTATTATCTTTATTATCCTTATTATTAGTATTGTAATAATTTGGACTAGATGAATAATCTTGTTTAGGTACTTGTTTTTGATTAGAATCTAAATATAATGACATGAAATATATATTATATAAATACTATATATTTTAACACATAAAAAAAATTACAAAATATCTCGTAATGAATTAATTTTATCGATCGATAAACTAGCAGGAAACTCAATAATAAAATGAATTACCAAATTACCCCTCTTCCCGTTTCTCTCTAGACCCATACCAGGAATAGTTTTTTTATAGTTGGGTGTGATTATATTACCTTGTGTGTTGTTGATCGTATAATTCTTATCATTTATGTATTTTATTTCAAAACTAAACCCACACAAAGCTTCCTTAAGTGAAATGGGTTTTTCCAACAATAAATCAATGCCATATCGTTGAAACTGTGTATTATTTTCAACATTCACATAAATTTTAACATCACCCTTACATTCATCATTTACAATGTTTCCTTTTCCTTCTAATAATATTATTTCACCAGAATCTATACCTTTTTCAATGGTAACGTATATTGTCTCTTTTTCAAATACTTTATGCTCATTTTCAGTAATCCACCTTTCAATATCAACCGGAATACTAGCACCAGTAAGAACTTGATTCATATTGATTGTAACATTTTTGGTAATAGGTGTAGGTTTTTGAAAACGATTTACATTTATGGGAACACCGTTTCGAAATATTTGAATATTTGGCATCCCTTGACCCATATTCATGTGCATAGCACCCGGGAAACCCATTCCCATACCCATACCCATTGGACCACCAAAAAATTTATTGATAATTTCATCGATATTATCAAACGATTCATGATGTGTCGCAAAACCAGGACTACCCATTCCTCCCATACCATTCATCATATTTGCAAAAGGATTCTTCCTCATCATATCATATTCTTTTCGCTTTGATGAATCTCCCAAAACTTCATATGCTTCATTTATTTTATGAAACATTCCAATGGTGTCAGTACTACCAGGATTCTTATCAGGATGATATTTGAGAGAAAGCTTTCTAAATGCTTGTTTTATCTCACTTTCACTAGCATTTTCGTTGATTCCCAACGTTTCGTAATGATTATCTTGTGGCATGTTTGATATGGCGTATATAGAATCTTGAATATAATTAATATTTAAATATATAAATTTAAATGTTTTTTATGTTTAATATTATAACTAAACATAAAATACCAAACATAAAATACCAAACATAAAACTACTAAATATATAAAAACCACCGATGGATAATAATTTATTTATAAATAAATTTCAACCACTCTACTTGGATGATTTTGAGATGAGTGAAACGATGAAAAAAATGTTCCAGGATCTAATAAATATAGATAAATTGAATTTATTGTTAATTGGTGACATGGGTTCAGGTAAAACAGCAATATTAAATTCATTGATAAGAGAATATTATAAAGATTATGATTATAATCAATATAACGATAATGTCTTATATTTGAATAGTTTGAAAGAACAAGGTATAAATTATTATCGAACCGATGTTAAAATATTTTGTCAAACGTCATCTATTATAAAAAACAAAAAGAAGATTGTCATATTTGATGATTTGGATCTAATTAACGAACAATGTCAACAGATATTTCGAAATTCAATTGATAAATATAGTCACAATGTTCATTTTATAGCTTCATGCAGTAATATGCAAAAAGTAATAGAAAGTATTCAATCACGATTTATAATAGTAAAAATTAAACAATTAGAACGTGAAAATTTAATAAAAATCATGGAGAAAATAAAAAAAACGGAAAACATTCAAATTTCAGAAGACGCAGAGGAATTTGTATTAAACATCTCAAATAATACTGTGAAAATTCTAATTAATTACATGGAAAAATTCAAACTATATAATGAATATATAACGCTTGATCTTGCTATGCAAATGTGTACAAATATAAGTTTTCTTTCATTTGATGAATATATATTATGTTTAAAAAAAAATCAATTACATGATGCAATCCAAATATTATATTCTATTTATGATAAGGGATATTCTATTATGGATATTTTGGATAATTTTTTTCTATACATAAAAATTACGGATTTGTTAAGTGAATATGAGAAATATATAATAATTCCATATATATGTAAATACATAACAATATTCCACAATATTCACGAAGAAGAAATAGAATTAGCATTATTTACAAATAATATATTGACTATTTTTAATCCACAAAACAAAAACCATTAGTGTAATTTTTTATATGTATAATAACTTATGAATGACGATATAAGTGATATTGGTATTATATTAAATGATTGATTGGATATCTGATTAATTACCACTGCGCTTGTTACTGGTGCATCTAAAAAAGGACTTAAAAATGCAATCATTCCAATATACATAACATTTTCAATAGGCATAGTCATGGGTATAATATTTTGTATTGAACTCAAATATTTATTTTTTAAAAAACTACAATATAAAGAACCTATACCAGAACCAATTGTCATGGATGGAATAACTATTCCACCTGGTAGTCCAGATCCTAATGAGATAATGCAATTTATTATTTTACCAAATACATTTTTATAATTAAATGATTCGTTTGTATTGCCACCCCTATTCGTAGTACCCGCATTTTTAAATCCGCTGTTTATAACGGATTCGCTAGATCCACAAATAAACAATCCAAAATTTTGAATCATAAAAGCTAATAAAATACCGAACATAATAACCAGTGCATCTTTATATTTGTTACTTTTAACTGTATTATATAAAAACATGAATGATGTAAAAAACATAACACATATTATACCTATAATCACTGACAAAATTACTATATATAATAAATTTGGTACATTAAAATAATCAAAATGTATCTTCTCAATCTTTAATATAGGAATTCTGCTTTTTAACAGACTATGAACAAATAATATGATTAATAACATGACAATGACATTATACGTATATAATATATTAGAATGGTTAATAACCATTTTTTCAATTATAAATATTACAGTAGAAATGAGGGATGTAAAAGTAGCATCAAAACCAATGGCATATCCTGTATAAATTAATAATTCAGTATTAATATCAGATAGATTCAAATATTTTTTAAGTGTAAAATAACTATAAATTATTGTAGATATAGATAAATAAATCATAATACCTTCACTGCCTAGACCACTTCCAGAAATAGTGGCAAGTAACGAGAACAATACGACAGCTAATATTGATAAACCACCTACAAATGGATTCGTTTTTTTGTTCTCATTTATATCAACATTTACACTTGATAACATATTTTTTATGTAATAACTATAATAACCATTTGTAAATTCGAAAAAAGATGCTTTGGATGCTAATAAAAATAAAACAGTGACATATATATACAAGAAAATAGGATTATTAGATATGAATGAGGTAATATATTTTTGCGATATTGAAAACCCACCATCATAAATGTTTCTATAAAAAGAATTAAATTTTGTTACTAATATAATTAGTATTATTAAAAACAATAATGTTTTACCACTAATCATATTTGTTATCAAATCTAAAAATCAAATCTAAAAATCAAATCTAAAATCAAATCTAAAAATCAAATCTAAAAATCAAATCTAAAAATCAAATCTAAAATCAAATCTAAAAATCAAATCTAAAAATCAAATCTAAAAATCAAATCTAAAAATCAAAAATTATTATAATATGTTATATTATACAAACATAATATATTATATAAAATGTCATTACAAATATTTAAAGAAAGAATACCTCCAGATATTCTATTTGTTTTATTAGAAGATTTGTGCGTTAAAACAGAGAAGTACTTTATATTCAATACTATTTCATATAAAAAGGGTATTTTTACAGAAAAAATAAATGATTTTTTAAATGCATGTAAGCAATATTACTTTTTATCAAAGCAAACATATTTAGACAGAAAAATGACATATAATAACTTTATGACGGTTGTTAGGCAAATATGTAATTCAAATAATATAGTTTATACGTCTAAAATTAAATATAACAAATCGTTGTACGAAATAGAATATTATATTTATTATAACTGATTCGTTTGATTTTGTTTATACACGAAAATCGTTTAAAATGTAAAAAAAATGACTTTTTTTATTATAATGGAAAAATCGCCTTTTTTTGACATTAATATTAGTGACGATTGTTTATTAACATTAATAAATATTGTTAAAACAATAGAAATATCATCATCTGAACAACCAGATTCATATTGTAAAAAAATAAAAGAATTATCACAATCAATACCAGAAAATATAAAATCAGAATTAAAAAATTTGCAAAATCATCCATTCGTAATTTTTAAATTCAATGAAGAAATACTGAATCAACATCAAGATAGACCAAATATACCAAATAGACCAAATATACCAAATATACCAGATACACCACCCAATAATAAACATAAAGTTGGAGAGAAAACAATATTAGCAAAAATACAATCACTTTTAATGAGTTTTATATCCAATTTAGTATCCTATGAAGCAGAAGGTTATGGTAGAATATTTCAAGATATTGTACCTGATATAACAATGGCGAATCATCAATCAAGTGTAGGTAGCAACAAAGAATTAGAAATTCATACAGAACAAGCATTTTCTAAATTGAAGCCAGATTTTTTGTGTTTATCATGTATTCGTGGTGACAACTCCGCATTTACTTATATATTACCACTCGAAACGATTTTGGTCCATTTAGATGAACCAGACAAAAAAATGCTTCAACAACCACTTTGGAAAATAGGTGTAGATTATTCATTCAAACTAAACGGTAATGAATTTATTGATGGAAATGAAAGAGGACCTATTCCCATTATAAATATAAATCACGTGGATGCAGATCAAGACCCGCTGTTAGTTTTTGATCAAGATTTAATGATAGGAATTACGGAACAAGCCAATGACATTATAAAAAAAATAACAAATATATATTATCAGCATAGAATTCAACATTGTTTGCAACCAGGCGAAATAATAATTATTAATAATAATAAAGCGGTACATGGTAGATCGGGATTTAAACCAAAATATGACGGTAAAGACAGATTTTTGATTCGATGCTTTGGAATGTTAGATGAAAATTTTGAAAAAACCTCGTATGCACGGACAAACAACAGCACAATGTTTTCAGCAATATATAGTTGAGTGTATATATGAGATAAAATCACATAAAATCACATAAAATCACATAAAATCACATAATTATATATAATTATATATATATAATGGATAATTCATCATCATTATATAACATAACTTTATTTCATATATTTATAGATGTTTTTTTGATGTTTTATATTTTTATTTTTACTCCTATTTATGATATTTATTATTGTAGTTTTGTTTTGTTACAAACAATTCATTGGGGATTATTAAAGAATGAATGTATTATAAGTTATACAGAAAAAAAATTAATAAACAGTGATTACCATTTGGGAGATAATATAAAATGGCATCCTCATGAAGAATATCATTTTAATAAATATATTGTTTTATTGAAAGCTATATTAATAATAGGTACTCTGTTATATATCATATTTAGAAATAAAAAAAATAATAAAATTAGGTTGATTGCAGGTACAAGTATATGTTTATGGATATATTACACGTATTTGTATTAGATTTTTCATCTAGATTAGATATTTCATATAGATTTTTTAATTTATAAAAATATATAATTATTTTGCTTCTAATAAATCGGTGTTAAAATTGTAATAATTCCGAAAAAAATAATTTGCATTAAATAACCATATAAGTGGTAATTGAAAAATTGGTGATCCATTTAATTCAATATATTTAAAAAATTTACATAAAATATCACGGAAAATAAAATTATAAATACAATTAGAATAGTCAATTTTATATGTGTAATTCATCGGTCCAAATATAGCCATTAAACTATATTCAATATAAAAACATTTTTCACTAATAACACTACCTTCAATTTCTTTCATTAAATTGTAATAAAAACGTTTATCGTGATTATATATATCTCTTTTGTCTATAGAAAATATAGCAAAATATGATACATATTCTTCTGGTATATTTATAAATTTGTTATACCATACACCAAATGGTCTAATATCTGATTTAACAAGCTCGTGGTTATTATTTTTATTTACTTTTGTTACTGAATTATAACTATTTACTTTAAAATCATAAAAATCATTGTATAGATCATATGTCTTAAAATCGCAAATACAAAATGCAGTATTATATTTATCTATTAATTTTAATAATAGTTTAGATTTTTCGTATTTATGATAATGTTCGTTTATACATCCAGGTAAAAAAATAGTTATATCTTTTAAATCATTATAATTATTATATATATGATATAAATTAGCATGATCACATTTTCCTTCATTTTTAATACGATAAATTGATGAAACATATTTTTTTTCAAATATGTCATCAGGACCTTTATTATATACTATATATTTGTATTTATTAAATGGGTAATCTAATGTCCATTTAAGGTCCTCTTTATACCTTGATACAATTATTTCAATTGTTTTTTTTTGTTCATATATTGTATTTAAATTACGCAAATGATGTATTGTATTATTTGTTTTATATGTAAAAATTATTATTGCGATATATAAAACAATAAATAGTATTGTTAAAAAAAATATCAGATTTATTTTTTTGTATTTTTTATTCATATAATTATTATATAATAATAATATATTATTATATAATATATTATTATATAATAATATATGATTATTATAGGCATTTTACATATTTTAATATTTGGAATATTTTTATCTTTTTATCCTTTTATAATTAAAAAAAATTTTATTTATGATATTTCTTATATAATTTTAATGTCATTAATGATATTTTCTTGGATAATATATGATAATGAATGTATTATAGGTTATTATTATAAAAAATATATAAATGGTAAGGATGACGTTGAAGATATACTACCTAGTAATAGCATAATTTATAAAGTATTTTTAGTGGTTATTAGTATCGCTATTATATTTTCTATATATATTACTTCTATTCGTAGCAACATTATGAGTATTAAAATAACACTTCTATTTATATTTATTCGTTTTTTTTATTTATTTTTTAATAATGCAATTGGTTTCAATGTTCGTTCATTTTTTGGTTTTTTTTTCACAACTCAAAATTATGATGAGTTAGTTAAATATTATAGATTAAATACAATATATTACATAGTTAATCCATATGTAAATAACTTAATATTTATTATAGATTTGTTTATTTTGATGTATATAATTATTAATAATAAAAATAAATTGTTAACTTATATTAAATGATAGAATATAAAATAATAGGAACATTGCATATAATGCAAGTATTATTTATAGTAGTTTATCCATTTATTATAAAAAAAATTTGTTATTCGATTGTATTTATTTATCTTTTTTGTCATTTGTAAATATACTTTGGGGATTTTATGGAACGTGTCCAATTACATATTATTTTATGAAGTATAAAAAAGTTTCAGATATAGATTTTATTATTAAACATATCGATAGTAAATTATATAAATATATGTTAGTTTTGCTTGAAATAATTACTATAATATCTATCTATATTGTCTTTATACGAAGCAAAATTTTAAATAAGTATGTATTGTATCTTTTTATATTTTTTAGAGAATATTTTAATTGGGTGATACATAATGATTCATTATTTATAAAAAACTATCAAAATATTAATTATCATAATAAGAACTACATTAAAGTATTTAATTATTTTTTTATAAAAATGTATATAATATTTAACATTGTAATTTTAATTTATATTTTTAACAAATTTTTCAATAATTTGAATAAATAAAATCATCCAATATTATTATATATTCGTATAATATTATTATATATTCGTATAATAATATTATGGACATTGATTACAATACTCATTGTTATAAATTCGAAAAAAACAACTATGAAAAAGGGATATTAGATAATAGTGTTGATGCTACTTATATTATTCATTTATCAGATAATGGGCGTTTAAATCATATTCAAGAACAATTAAAAGAGTATCAACCGACAAAAACAGTATATATTGTTTTCAACCAAGGATTTAAAAAATGCAAAAAAAAATTAATCGAGCAAGTTTCTTATCAAGATTTAACTGATGCGTTTTTACAATGTTTTAAACATGCAAATCAACAAAATTATGATAATATACTTATTTTGGAAGATGATTTTATATTTACTCCAAAAATAAAAGATCCAAAAAACGTAACATGTGTAAATGATTTTTTAAATAGTAAAAAAGACGAAGAATTCATTTATTATTTGGGTTGTAATCCGATTGTCATTGTTCCATATTCATATAATCTAAAACAATACAAATCATATAAATCATGTTCAACACATGCAATCGTTTATTCGAAAAAAGTGCGAAACAAACCGTTGAACTTACAACTGAAACATTGGGATGTTATTATTGAAAATGGAATACCAAATAGATATTTGTATTATATACCTCTTTGTTATCAGACATATCCAAACACAGAAAATAAATTAACATGGTCGAACAAAGACAATATAGTAGTTTCTTATTCCAAAAATAAAATAATTTCATTGTTAAATTTAGATGTCTCCCCTGAACCGGGATTTTCAATCATATATTTTGTTTCAAAAATGATGCTTCCAATCAGTGTAATTGTTATTGTTTTATTGTATTATATCTACTATATAATCATATACCGTAACTACAAGAATAAAAAATCATTAAATAGAAAAAATAAGAAATAAAATATGCGCGAGATATATACAAACTCATAAACAATAATAATTATAACTTTGTCATATTGTTATAATTATTTCACATCACCATTCAACACTATACACCAACTTTCACAATCCTAAAAATCAGGGTAATTCTTTTTAGGTATCCTATCAACAACAAGGCCACCACATATTGGACCCACAGCATATATTCCATATCCATTTAATGTGGGTGTATAATACCATGTTGAAGATTCTTTTTGTTGAGAACGATTACTCTCACCACTGCAACCCTTTTCTTCGAATCCTTCAATTGTAAATTCTTTTTTATAAGGTGCATTTGCTAGTAAAATATACTTCCCTATAATGGTATCTGATTTTAAAACCTGTTGAGGTGATAATCGTGCGAACCATTCGTAATTGGTTCTATTTAATATCTCATATGCAGGAATTAAAATACCGTATGTATTCGAATACAATTTAATATATCCCTGTGACATCAAAATATCAATAGTAATTGGATCATCGTTAATGTCTTTTACACCAATTTCAATTGCAGGTATTAAATTAACTTCATTGTTTTGAATTTTTACAGCACACCATTTATCGAATTTACCTAAAAATATGGATTCAGAAGTGAAATCGGTGGAAATGGTTCTCTCCATGAACTCCAAAAGGCTCTTCACAACTGGGTTTTCTTTCATAGATCCCATAAAACTAATATCAGGATAATAAGTATGATTTACAGATGAAGCTGTTCGGTTAATTGTTTCACAAACAAACATTTTTTCGCCTGTGGTGCCTCTTTGATACATGCCAATCAAATTTTTCATGCAAAGAAAGGAAGGTGGAACGACTATGCCACCATATAAATAGATCAATTTTGTCATCGCTAAATCGCGGAATTTATTCGATATAGGATAAGAAACGGCACCCATATCTATGTTCCAACCAGGGATTAATTTGGTGAAAGAATTATCATCGACTAAACATACGTGAAAACTGTCTTTGCAATGTTGAATGATGCTCTTGACGGTTAAATATAAATAAGGCTGATTTAAGTCGTAACTACTACGAGAGCCAAAACTGATCCATTTTCTCGCATTGTATTGATACTCAATAGGAATCCATAGGATAGGTTTTTTGCTATCTTCTAAAATATTATTGGAGTTTTTATCGGATTTGGAGAGAAGGTATTTTTGTATCATATTTGCATCACTTTCTAGATCATTGAATTTGAGTTTATCAATATAACGTCTATAGAGAAAATTAGCAAGAAGAAATAATGCTATTAATATGATTAAATTAACATAATTTATTTTACCGAATTTAAATTTCATTGATTTTGTATATATTATTGTTATACTTTTGTTATATTATTAGAATATTATAATTTATTACATTTTATTACATTTCATAATTCAATTTTGCTCTTTATAATTTATATATATCATAGATCACTACATCTCATCTAATTTTTTATACTCATAATATTACTCCAAAATGCTTTATTTTTTTGTTTGGATTGTTCCACTTGTTTGGCTAAATCATATGCTAATTTAGTTCCTTCTTTTTCTTCCATCTTCGATTTGTTCGTTAAATATTCTCTCGCCTGAATCTCGGATAAGGGTGTCGTATCCTGTGTTTGTCTATATTGTTGAATTTCATTTATAGTATTGAACTTTTGTTTATTTTTATAATCATCATATGTAACTGGAATAACTGTTTCAGTATGTGCTTGTTTTAAATCCTGATATGGTAATGCGCTAAATAGATCAGATGAATAATATTTTGGTGCCTCACCTGATAACGCCGAAGCACGAATAGTTGTATTTTGATAAAAATCATGTATAGCTGTCTCGTCATATGTGACAAGACTCCGCATTTCTGATTTTTTCTTTTCAATGTGTCGCGTCATTTCCGATAAAGAAAGCTGTTGGTTTGGATCTAAATCTTCTAAGCCTTCTTCTGATTTTAGCCAATCACCATATCCATTTGCGTCTGCTTCGGAGAGAAGTTTGTTGTTTTCAAACTGTTGATTGAACCATTTGTTGAATTGTTTGGGTGACTGTAGTTTTTTGTTTTTCTCGAAAAAGGTTTGAAGACCCTTCTTTTTAGAATCATCCGCAATTTCAGAGTCGTTGAATTCGATGTTTTCGTATTCAACATCCTCGATTTTTTGGGTTTGCGATTTTTGTTTGAATTCATAGATAGAATACAAAACTTTGTATGCTTTTGAGAAAAATAAGAAATATTTAGCATCCAAACGGGATTTATCTGGATGCATTTTTAATACTAGTTTTTTTGCATTTTTCATATCAGCCTCGTCAAAATCAGAAGGTAATCGGAACAATTGTAAAATATCATCGAGAGAATAATTATCAATATTTAAATCTAAATTGGAATTCATAATTATATAAATAAAATATTTATTATTTATATAGATATTTTATTTGTTTGTTTATAATGAATTCAAATGAAAATCTCGAATTACTTAAGAAGAAACGAGACAATATTAGAAAAGTACTTAACGAAGATGCTAATCCTAGCACGATCAAAAAATTAAATGAAAAATTACGAATTATAAATAATGAAATAGCAAAATTAGAAAATCCAAATGAAAACGGTGGAGGTAAATCCCGCAAATCCCGCAAATCCCGCAAATCCCGAAAATCCCGCAAATCCCGCAAATCCCGCAAATCCCGCAAATATCGAAAATCTCGTAAATTCAAAAAATAAAAATAATTAGTATTTATATATATAATTTATTTATATAAATATGATATCATCATATCACTTAAAAAGAGAACTAGATGATTTACAAGAAAAAATTAAGACAATATTAAATAGCTATAAGAAAGATACTGAAAAAATTCCCGAAATTTTAAAGATTTTAAATTCAAAAAAAGAATTAATAAAGAAACAAAATGATGAAGGAAACACATTTATTCACTCGATGGCACAATCTATAAATAAAAAAACTCATTTTATAGACAATGATAAAAAACTACCACAATGTTATGAAAAAACAGATGAAATACTGATAAAAAATTTTATTCCATCCGGTTATACTAGAGAAATAGCATATAAAATTAAAGATTTATTTATGTCTGATTCTGCAACAGAAAAAGATAAAAAAGAATTTGTGAGTATTATTAAAGATGCTTATAAAATAGAAAATAAATTAAAACCACCACAAACACCTGAATATTTTGCAAAAAATTGTGATATTAATTTTTATACATTTATGGAAAACTACAATACGAATGAAAATACGGATGATTCTAATAAAGTTTATCATGATAATAATAATGTTAAAAATAATACTGATAATGATAATGATGATAAAGAAAAGGATATAAATAATAATAATGGTGATAATGGTGATGGTGATAATGATAATAATGGTAATGATGGTGGTAACGATAGTACTGGTAATGATAATAATAATAATAATAATAATAATGTAAAAGAGTTAGAAGAAAACATAAAAACTAATTGTGATGAAAATTTAAAAGCATTATTACAAAAACCATTTGAAATCAATAATTTTAAGAATTTAGAAAATCTATTAATACAACTAAAACAAGAATCAGAACAAAAAACATATTTTGAATCAATTGAAAAATTCATTAAATCAGATGATAAGAATGATTTATTTAATAAAAAGTATAAATTAATATTAGATACTAAAGAATTTACATGTACGATAAACGATATTATAGTTGGATTGTTCTTTAACTATAAACTCCTTGTGTTAAATAAAAACAGTGTTCATATTAATGATGTTTTTTTTCAACAATCTACATTCCTTAAATATGATAATAATCCTAATCCAAATACTCTTGATGATAAACGTTATTTAAATAACGAAATTATAAAGTTACGATTATATATTGATGAAATTAATAGGATTTTTGATAATGATGATATAATAGATTATGATAATGATGAAATTAATAGGATTTTTGATAATAATGATATAATAGATTATGATAATGAATATATAATAGATTATGATAATGAAACAAAAATAATAGATAATAATTTAAATATTTATGTATTTTTGTATAATATACAATATGCTATTAGAAATAATAACGATGTAAAGAAAGCTTATTTATCAAAATTAGGTAAATATCCTATTCAAAAACGCCGTTCTATAAATACAGCAATTAAATGTAGATTAAATAAATTTTATGAAGTATTTGGTATGGGACGTAATCAAGATGAAATATTTAGAGAAAAAAGTGAAGAATTTTTAGGAGACATAAATTTAAATATTTTTGGAAATAGAATATTTCCAAATGATGATGTAGTTGATAATAACATTAATAGAAAAGAAAATGAATCAGGCGGTAAAATAAAAAAAACTTGTATTACAAAATCCCGCAAATCCCGTAAATTTCGCAAATCCCGTAAAACCAAAAAATCCCGTAAAACCAAAAAATCCCGCAAAACCAAAAAACAACGACGCTCACACAGGAGGTAATTTAGCCAAATAATTACCACATCGTTTAAAAAATGCATCTAATGCAATAGGATCTATCCCAGTAATCGAGTCATCCGGAATAAATGTTTCATTTCCCTTAATATAGCACAACATTACAGGAATTCCATTGACCATTTTCTTACTTTTGAAGAAACCATAAAGGTCGAAACTTTCATCGACATCAACGTCAGCACAAATTACATTATCAGGAGAAGTGGCGAAAAACCCATCGACAACGTGTTTTATTTTTTTACATGGACCACACCATGTAGCACCGAATTTAATAATAACGAGCCCAGGATTTACCTTTAATAGGTTGAAAAAATCCTGGCGATTCTCAAACACAGAAATAATCTTTTTATTGGCCATTGGTGTTTTTGTATATTTGATATATGTTTGATATATATTTACTATAAAATATAAACCTATTTATTTTTATATTTTATTTTTGTTATATTGTTATTTCATTTATAACTATCTCTAATATTTTTTGGTATTGTGCTTTCTTCTACGAACTACTCGACGTTTTTTGCTACTTCTGGTTCTCTTACCTCCCTTCATTTTTTTCGATCTTTTGGATCGTCTAATAGTCATGCGTTTGTATTTTTTTGTTATACGAGTATTTTTTATTTTACCGGCTTTTAGTTGAAATTCTAGATCTGATGGTGTTGGTGATGGTGGTCGTGATGGTGGTTGTGATGGTGGTCGTGATAGTGGTTGTGATGCATATGATGATAATGATGAATTATTTGAATAAACAGAATTATTTTGAGTAATTATTTTAAGATCATTAGTTAATGCTTGACTGTATGTTTTTTCCTTATCATTATCATTAATATCATTAACATTTTGTGAATTATATAAAGATTCTATCGATCTCATAGAAGGGAATGTAGTTACTGTAATTATCGTTCTTTTAGATGAAGTAGTCGCAATTGTTATATTTGATTCCTGAGATGTATAATCAACAACAAGAGTAGTATCATTCTTGTTTTGTATAGATATAGCATCAATTGCGCTAGTTATACTGCAAAGAATTATAGATAATAACTCATTTATTCCATTAATTAAATAGTTAGTGGATAAATAAATTGTATCCATATTAGTATATAAATAGAGTGTAATTGCTGGAGTAATAATATAAGCATTAATACCTGGTGTATTGAGTATTCTTTCCAAGAATATATATAAAATATTAAATATCCACGTTCGTCTAGTAAATCCTACTTGTATTGCTCCAGCGATAACTGTTGCAGATAAACATTCGCATAAAAATATGTAATTGTTAAGTAAAAAATCTTTTGTTTCTGCAGATAAGCTCAAGTAATTTAAAGCAGTATCAAGATATTGAATATAATAACAATCTGTAGTTCTTGTAATTTGATCCAATGCAATTTTTTTAAGATTATTAATTAAATTATAAATTGTATTGTCTTTTTTATTTGGTAAATCTGAAATCTCATCCTTTAAAATTTTAATTTTTCCTTCTGCCTTTGCAATATTAAATGTTTCTTCTTTAAAAGCTTGTAGTACATCGTTTATGTCGTGCTGTTTTTGTCTTATAAATAATATAATTGCTTTATGTAATTCATACTTTAATTTTGTTACTGATTTTAAATTATTAGTATCAGTTGTAGTTATTCTATCTAAAAAATCTTTATCAATATATAATGATTCTGGATTTATATTCACAATATTATATATGCTATTTAATTGTATAATTTTCGTTACAGTATTATCAAGTGTTGATATAATATTAATGTCAGTAATTAATTGTGTATTTTGATCTTTATTAATATTTGTTATTACATAAATATCTGGATCAATATTTCTATTAGTATCATTTTCTTTATAAATTCGTATTTGTTTCCCTATTTCTAAATTCAATTTTTGTATTTCATCAGATTCTTTAAATAAAATTGCATCAGGTATTTTTCCACATTGATCTATTTTATTAAAATATTCTGCTACAGATTCATCATCATCATCATCATCACCATTACCAATTCTACGTTTAAAAAAAGACATCATATTTTAATTAATAAATATATATTCTTCTTATATAAAATAACCAGATATAATATTTTTATCTCTCCAATAAATATTCATTGACAATAGTTTCCAATTCACCAATGGGAATTTCTGGAAGTTGCACATGTGACTCCCAGAAATATTTACAAAATGCCCATATAAAATCAAAATCTGTACCATACCAATCACCCCTATTATATTGTTTTACTATTTTATCCAATAATTTTTCTGGTAATAAATTCAAACTCGGTTTTGG